CCGGCAAGGTCGGCGAGCCGCTGGCACCGCTGGCGCTGGCAACCCGTTCTCTGGTTCATGGGGTCCAGGTTAGCTGGGAGTTCCCGACCGGCTCCGGGGATACGCTGCGCACGGAACTGCAGTACAGCAAAAATCAGGACGGCAGTGCGCCGATGCCGTTATCAGACGTGGCCTATCCGGGGAAAAGCTATCAGCAGATGGGCCTCAGTATGGGCGCAGAATTCTGGTATCGGGCGCGCCTTGTGGATCGTCTTGGCAATGAAAGCCCGTGGACCGGCTGGGTCCAGGGGATGGCCAGCGATAACTTTGATGACTACTACGAAAACCTGACCGACGCGATCAAGGATACGGCTGCCTGGGAGGAAACGCAGCGCACCATTAGCGAAACGCAGGAAGGTATCCGCAATACGCAGCAGGAACTGGAGCAGACCGCTGAAGCTCTGCGTAAGGAAGCCGAAGACCAGGCGAAGCAGGTCAGCCAGGATATTGACGCATCGGCGAAAAGCATCACTGCTGATGTTGACGGGAAGATCTCCGCCGTGAATAAAACCATCACGGATGAGATAACCTCGGTCAATGAGGCTCTCGATTCTGGTCTGGCTCAGGCAAACAAAGGCGTTCAGGAGGCAAAATCCGCCGTCGCAGATGCGAACAAGCAGATCGCAACTGTGAACAAGTCGCTGACCGACAGCATCACCCAGGTAAGACAGTCAGTCACCGATACGGCTGCGGAAATCAACGCCACCATCGACCTGGAGATTGCCAGGGTCAGCAAAACGCTGGCCGACGGCGATGCCGCATTGAATGCGCAGATAAAGACTGCTGAAAATGGCCTGAAGCAGTCGCTGTCTCAGGTCAACACCACGCTGACCAATGCGGTGAAGCAGGAGACCGCGGATCGTATTGCCGATGTTAACGCGAAGGCGTCACAGGCCGCTGATGAACTGCTGGCGGCAACGCAGGGGATTGAGGCGAGTATCGAGAGCCTGACTCAGGTGATGAAGACCGCCGATGAAAATCTGGCGCGGGAAATGTCCAGCCTCGCTGCCGGCGCTAATATCCAGTTCGATTCGCAGGTTATCTGGCATTTCAACAATCAGACGACCGAGGGCTGGACCGGCAGCGCCGGCGTACCGGGTGTGTCACAGGATGGCTGGTTACGCCCGGCGGACAGCGCCACCGATCCGTACATTACCTCTCCTGGCGGGCTGGCTGTCGATGGTGCGGCGTACCGTTTCATCATGCTGCGCTTTCGTAAAACCGGCAAACCAGTCTGGGCGGGTGAGATCCGCTGGGTGTCTGCCGGCGAAAACTTCACTAACACGAAGCGATACTTTGTTGCTGAGCCGGAGTATGCCGATGGGGTGGCAACCCTGACGGTGCGTGATATTCCGTGGACAGGGAACATTGATCGTATTCGCCTGGACCTGACGAACCAGCAGGATGCCAGCAACTTTATCGAATTCGACTGGATCGCCGTTGGCCGGCCAGCACCCGGCGCCAGTACGGCGGCTCTGCAGGATGTGCGCAGCACGCTGAGTAACGCGCTGACCGCCGAAGCGCAGGCACGCAGCACGCTGGCGGCGCAGATGCGTGGCTCCTATGATGGGAACGATCTGGAGAAAGTCACCTCCGGGCTGCTGTACCAGGAAAAAACCGCGCGCGTTACCGCCATCTCGGCGGAAGTTAAGGCCAGAGAGTCCCTGCAGACGCAGTTTAACGACAACAAAGCTGCTGTTTCTGGTGAACTGAGTTCTCTGACGACAGAGCAGAGCGCGCAGGCGAGCCGTATCGGTGGCCTGGAAACCAGCCTCGGGAAAAAAGCCGATGCAGCCGCGCTGACGTCCCTGACGCAGAAAGTTGAGCAACAGGGCGCCACGCTGACATCGCAGGGCGCCGCGTTAACATCGCTCACTAACCGGGTTGGCCAGACGGAAACGGGCCTGGCTGGTACGAATGAGGCACTGAGCGGGCTGCAGTCTGTTGTTACCCAGCAGGGCGACAGGATAACCAGCCAGGGTCAGTCCATCACGAAACTGACGAGCGATTTGGGCACGACAAATTCCGCGCTGGCGAAGAAAGCTGAAGCGGCTGCGGTCACTGCCTTAACGCAGCAGGTAGAGCAAAACGGGCGGGATATTCGCAGCAATACTGACAGCATCACCAGCCTGTCGAATCAACTGGTCAATGGCCAGCCGAATCGCTGGTCCCGTCGGATCTATCCGGTGCAGCTGGCTAACGCCGGGACAGTCCCGTCATTCAGCGATGTTCGCGCTGTGGCACCAACGGTAGTGGATGAGGTGGCCGACGCGGCCAAACTGGACTTTACGTCCGCCGGCAGCTATCTGATCGCGCTGTATTCCTGCCAGGTGAAAGTGGCCGCAGATACCACCATCACACTGGCGCCCGGCGCCAGGGTTTTTGATGATACCGGCGCCATATTTGTGAATGGGGTTCAGGTCGCCTGGGGTAACGCCAGCAGGAATACCGTCAGTTTTGAACTGAAAGTCGGCTGGAACACCGTTGAGTTTCTGGTGAATCAGTGGACCGGCCAGGCGTATATCAACCTGGGCCTGAAGCTGTCAGACAAGGTTGCTGAGATGTACTCCGGTCTCGGGGTTTCCGCGCTGGCAAACGCAGCCGGCGTGCTCAGCTCGAATGTCAGCCAGATTGGCAACGAGGTGGTCAGCAATTCGCAGAGCATCACCCAACTCCGGAATGCGCTGACGCAGACAGACGCGAACGTGGCCAGCAAAGCGGATCAGACGGCGATGAACTCGCTAACCGGACGAGTGGAGAAGACGGAATCCGGGCTGACGGCTGCTAACGCCAACATTACCTCGCTGAAATCCGCTGTACGGGCCGGAAACGCATCAGGCGGAGATTTAATTCCCAACCCGACATTTGACCCGGCTTACGACCAGATGGGGTTTAGCGTCGTATCCACGACGGCTGAGGAGGTCCCTCCTGGCTGCCCGTATGGTTATGCGGCCAGAATTGCCAGTCGGGATCACCATCCTAACTTTGCCGCGTTCCCGGCCACGCTTAACGATGTGATTGAGATCAGCGCACTGGTTGCCTGCGGCGCTGGCACGGCGAATTTTAATCTGTATGTTGGCACCGCCGTTCGGCCAGATACGAGCACCGGTGCGCCACTCATGGCGGGGGGCGGAAAATCACCTTCTGCGACCTGGCAGAGAACCACCTGGCGCTTCAAGGTCACGCAGGCGATGGTAGACAGGGGTTATATCCGCCCGTTCCTGCAGATCTCGCAGAACAGCCCGTATGGCACCGTATGGTTCGTTACGGACTGGCATATGCGAAATGTGACAGCGGCGCAAAAGGTTCAGGATACTGCGGATGCCACGGCGGCGGCGGTTGACTCGCTGACCACCACCGTGACGCAACAGGGTAATCTGCTGACCTCGACCGGCAACCGGACAACCCAGCTGGAAAACGGGCTGGCCACCACCAATGCCGCAGTGGCCAAAAAGGCTGATGCGACAGCGGTGCAGGATTTGACCAATACCGTCACACAGCTGGGCAACGATCTGACTGCTGCGAACAGCGCCATCACGAAACTGACCGGAAATCTGGCGAATACCGATAAAGCGCTGGCGCAGAAAGCCGATGCGACTGCGCTGGCCACGCTCGACACGAAAGTGACGCAGCAGGGTAAAACGCTGGAGAGCCAGAGCAATTCGCTGACGAACCTGTCGAACAGTCTCTCGCAGGTTGCGGCAGATATCGATGCCAGCGGTCAGATACCGGGTAACCTGGTCGTGAATCCCTCGTTTGAACGTGGGCTGGATGGCTACACCGGGCGGTCAACCGCGACCAGTGTGGTGGAGGTTTCCGTTCCTCACTGCGGGACGCGGGCGCTGAAGGTTGATCCGGGGAATGTGACTCCGGGGCAATACATCCCGTTTGTTCAGGGGCGAACCTATGAAATCGGGGTGTGGGTCAAGGAACCCGGAGCGACGACGGATAATGGCGCGGGGAACAACAAGCTGCGGATCGGCAACTCTGCCGGCCAGCCGGTTTTTGAGCGTCCATACAACAGCGGTACGGTGGGGACAAACTGGACCTTGATTTCCGGTCGCTGGAAAGCGACGGAGACAGCCAGCCTGCCGGTGACGCTGAGTAACTATCTGATTAGCGGCAGCCGCTACTTCGATGATTTTTACGTCACTGACGTTACCGACCGGGTGGACATCGATGCCACCGCCGGCGCCGTTACCGGACTGACGAGCCGGGTCAGCACAGCGGAAGGGGCCATCACCTCACAAAGCCAGCAGCTGACGAACCTGCAGAACAGCCTGAACACGACTAACAGCAATGTGGCGAAGAAGGCCGATGCCACGGCACTGACTTCGGTCGATAACCGGGTGACAGAGGCGGAAGGGAAACTGACCACACAGAGCCAGCAGCTGACAAATCTGGCGAATGTGCTGACGGCCACCCGCAACGCCGGCGACAACCTGATCCCGAACTTTGATTTTCTGCAGGGCAGCACTGCCTGGGATATTCAGTATCCAGCCGGTGTGACCTTTGGCGATTTCGGGGACGGGAAAGCGGGGGTCCGGCTGAACCGGACGACCACTATCAGCCCAGGAATTTTCTCCAACAACAACAAGCCGGTGCCGCTGAATGGCCAGCGCAAGTACCGGGTGGTGGTGAAGGCCAAAGGTGTTTCCGGAGCGATGAGTCTGCTGATCCGTCGCCAGAACAAAATTGGCCAGACGGATAGCACGTATGAGGATAAAACGGTCACGCTGACCACTGACTGGCAAACCATCACCTGGGAAACCGGATTGACGGCTGCCGGCGCGGACGGGCAGAACTTCAAACTTTATTCTCATCCGACAAACGGTGAAATCTGGCTCGATTCCGTCCGGGTTTTTGATATCACCGATGAAACCAACATCAAGGCGACCAGCGATGCTGTTTCGTCTCTGACCGGGACGGTGACGAACCAGGGGAACACCCTGACATCACAGGGGCAATCCATCACGGCGCTGAATAACGCGCTGGAAGGGGTCAAAGGCGATGTGGCGAAGAAGGCTGATGCGTCGGCGGTCAGTTCACTGACCAACCGGGTTACCCAGACTGAAAAGGATATCCGTAGCCAGGCCGACAGCCTGACCAGCCTGAATACATCGCTGAAGCAGCAGGCGACACGGGGAGCCAACGTACTGCCGGACGGCAGTTTTGAATCCTATGCCGTCGGCGATGTTCTCAGTAATGCCCGCGCCGTTATCACCAGTGAAGCTGCTCACAGCGGGACCAAAAGCCTGCGTGTTACGCGCAGTACGGAGTACAACCCGAACGCGACGGATAATAACGATACCCATATCTTTTCAGGCATGCAGGTTCGCGATAACGCGGTCTATTACGTGGAGGCGTGGGTTAAGTTGCCGGCTGGCTCGACCGCCGATCCGACCGTTTATATGGTACTCGGATTTTCCTTCCAGGATTCAGCCAATGGCTGGTCGTGGCCTGGCCTGAACGTGAAAGTCTCCGAGTTGTCGGTGGACAACTGGACAAAAGTCAGTGGCTATCTGACCAACAACCGAACCGCACTGAAACAGGCAATGGTGAGGATCTCCATCCCGAATACACCAAAAGTTCGCCTGGGTGACGCCTTCCTGATTGATGATCTGATCATCACTGACGTGACCGATGCGAAAGCGGCGCTCGATGCCGCCGATGCGAATGCGCAGGCGCTTTCCAGTCTGTCCGCGTCAGTCACGCAGAACGGGAAGAATATTACGTCTCAGGGCAGCGCGATCACGAAGCTGCAGTCGGATGTGACGCAACTTGGTAAGGATATCAGCGGCAAGGCCGATGCCAGCGCGCTGACGAATCTGACGACCCGCGTGACGGCTACCGAAGGCAGCCTGAAATCGCAGGGAGACAGCCTGACCAGCCTGCAGAACAGCCTGAACACGACTAACAGCAATGTGGCGAAGAAGGCTGATGCAACGGCGCTGCAGAGCCTGCAGAACACCGTTGAACAGCATGGCAGGGATCTGACCACGCAAAGCAGCGCGCTGACGAACCTGGAAAACAACTTTTCCTCCCTGGCCGTTGGCGGGACCAACCTTATCCGCAATGCGGACACACTGGAGGGATGGAGCAGCCGCCACGCCACAGAGACGTATCTGGGCGACCGCGTGGCCTACACCCGGCTGGCGAAAGGTGCATCCGGTTATATCCAGCTGGATGAACAGACGCTGGATGTTACCGGGCGTACGGAATTTGTATTCAGCTTCTATGCGAAAGGGGCTTATGACGGGCAGGAGATGGCGAGTTATTTCTATAACCCGTCGAACACCACCACCACGGAAACCAGCCAGGGCGTTAAAGGCGGGGCCGGTGACGGCAAGGCGGTCACGAAACTGACCACCGCATGGGCGCGTTACTGGGTGAAATGGGTTATTCCTGCCACCAGTGGCACCAAACGGCTGATTGCCGCGCGTCTGGAAAGCGCGACGTCTGCCGACAAAGAAGTCTGGCTCTGCCGCCCTCAGCTGGAAACCGGGACCGTGATGACCGACTGGTCACCGAGTCCGGATGATGCAGCCAGCGGTATTACCGCGAACACCTCGGCCATTAACAGCCTCACCAGTCGGGTGACGAATGCCGAGGGGCAGCTGACCGCGCAGTCTCAGAGCATCACGAATCTGCAGAACAGCCTGAACACCACCAACAACAACGTGGCACAAAAGGCCAGCGCGCAGTCGGTGAGTGATCTCACCAGCCGGGTCACCAGTGCGGAAGGCAAAATCACCTCCCAGGGGCAGGCTATCACGAAGCTGCAGGGCGATTTGAGCAGCACCACCGATAAGGTCAACACCAAAGCGGATCAGACGGCGCTTAACGCGCTGACTGGCCGGGTTGAGAAAACCGAGGCAGGCCTCACGGCAGCCAACAGCAACATCGTCAGCCTGACGGCGGCGGTGAATGCCGGGAATGCTGCCGGGGATGATTACATTCCAAACCCGTCATTTGATCCGGCGTATGACCGCATGGGTTATGACGTGGTGGAGACCACCGCCGATGGTGTGCCGGCTGACTGCCCGTTCAGGTATGCCGTCCGGCTGGCCGGGCGAGACCATGTGCCAAAAATCAACAATATCGCCGTGACGCCGGGCGACGTTTACGAAATGTCTGCTCTGGTAGCGTGTGGTACCGGCAGCGCTGACTTTAATTTCTACATCGGTCGGGCCACCACTGCTACTGGTGGCATCGGGGCGAGAGCGTCCGGGGGAAACACCAGGACCACCACCGCGTGGAAACGAGCCACCTGGCGCTTTACTGTGCCGGCAGACACGAACTTCCTGCGACCGTTCCTGCAGGTTAATCAGAGCAGCCCGTTTGGCACTGTCTGGTACGCTGCCGACTGGCATATGCGTAACGTGACGGCGGCGAACAGCGCGCAGAAAACCGCAGATGCGACCGCAAAAGCGGTGGATTCACTGACCACCACGGTTAGCCAGCAGGGCGATACGCTCAGCAGCATCGGCACGCGTACCACCTCGCTGGAGAACAGCCTCCGATCGACAAACGATACGGTGAGTAAAAAGGCTGACACGACAGCGGTGACGCAGCTGCAGGGCACGGTGACGCAGCAGGGGAATGACATCGCGGCAGCCAACAGCGCGCTGACAAAACTCAGCAGCGATCTGGCCACGACGAATGCGAACGTGAACAAAAAAGCGGACGCAAGCGCGATGAACACCCTGCAAAACCAGGTCACGGAGCAGGGCAAAACACTCAGTGCGCAAGGGGATTCTTTGACGCAACTGAGTAACAGCCTGAGCCAGACGGCAGCAGATATTGACGCCAGCGGGAAAATGCCGGGCAACCTCATTGTCAACGGCAGTTTTGAGCGCGGCGCGGCGGGCTTTACCGGCTGGAGCAGTACCGCAACGGTGGCCGATTTACAGGTTCCGCACTCGGGTAACAAGGCACTGAAAATGTCTGCCGGCCAGTCTAACCTGGTCGGACAGGAAATCAGTATTACCCAAGGCCGTACCTACCGCATGGGGGTATGGGCGAAGCAGGATCCGGGGACCACGATTAAAGATGCGGATAACACGAAGTTTCGTGTGGCCGACAGCACTGGCCTGCTGGCCGGCTCAAACTACGGACCGTTTAGTTCTGGCTGGCAACTGGTAACGTTTGACTGGAAAGCCACGAAGACCACAATGGCCAGTTTCCAGCTGACGACCTTCCTCAGCGCGGGGGCAATGTATTTTGATGATTTCCATGTTCTCGATGTTACGGATGAAAAGGATATCGCGGCTAACGCCGGGGCCATCTCTCAGATGAATACCCGCGTCACCGCTGCGGAAGGGGCTATCACCACCCAGGCGCAGCAGCTGACGAAACTCAGCGGCGATCTGGCCGTCACGAATGCGGCGGTCAGTAAGAAGGCTGAGCAAAGCGCTGTCACCGGGTTGACCACCCGGATGACGTCTGCTGAGGGTAAACTGGATTCGCAGTCGCAGCAGCTCACCAGTCTGCAGAACAGCCTGACCACGATGAATACGGAGCTGGGGAAAAAGGCTGACACGTCCGCGGTGAGTTCACTGACCGGTCGCGTCAGCCAGGTGGAAAACACCATCACCAGCCAGTCGCAGAGCATCACGTCGCTGACCAGCACCATCAATACCATCCGCACTCAGGGAGCTAATCCGTGGGTTGACGGTACATTTGAAAGCTACAGCGATGGCCAGGTGCTGGGCGGGAGCGGTACCGCCGTTGTGGTAGCGTCTCAGAAATTCACCGGCGATAAGAGCCTGAAGTTGAGACGGGATGAGAACAACGGCGGCAACAGCGATAAACAGCTTGGCACCTGGCAGTCAGTCCGTGAGGACGCGAAGTTCCGGTTTGAGTTCTGGGCCATGATGCCGGCGGATCAGGCGCCCTCCTCCGGGTGGACGACGCTGGTCGGTATCCAGTCGCAGAATGCTGCCGGGCAAAATGCCTGGCAGGCGGCGGTCACTATCAGCGAAGCCTCTCTGGGCGCGCGCGATAAATGGGTGAAATTTACGGGTATCGCCAGTAACAACGGGGCGGGCAGAACACGCGCGGTGGTCTGGATCTCCACCCGTGGCGCCACCGGCAACGGTACCCCTGGCTATTCACTGTATATCGACGATCTGGTCATCACGGATGTTACCGATGCGAAAGCGGCACAGGATGCCTCTGACGCGACGGCGAGCGCCGTGAGCGGCCTGACGGCGCGCGTAACGGATGCCGAAGGGAAAATCACTGCCCAGGCGCAGCAGCAGACAGCACTGGCCTCGAAAGTGGATAACGCCAACTCCCGCGTCGATAACATGGCGAAGACGCTGAGCGACAGCCAGAGCACACAGGCCAGCCTGAATACCTCGCTTCAGTCGCAGATTGACGCGCAGGCGGCCGCCAACATCAAAAACCAGACGACGCTCGACAACGCGATTAAATCGGTGGCCAGTATCACCAGTACCCAGCATACGCATGCAACGGCACTGGAGGCGCTGGCAACGCAGCAGACGACCCTGACATCCAGTGTCGGGGATCTCAGCGCTTCCGTTCAAAACACCGCTAAAACCGTGGCGGATGTGAATGGTACGGTGAGTTCGCTGTGGTCGATGAAGGTTGAGACGGTTAACGGGAAGAATGTTGGCGCGGGGATTACGCTGGGCAGCAATGGTGAAACGAGCGACATGATCCTCTACGCCGACCGCTTCTCGCTGTTTAACCGTAATAATGCGACGGCTGTTCCGGTGATGGTTGCCGAAGGCAATGAGCTGTATATCGATACGGCACGTATCAAAAACAGTTCCCTGACCTCTGCCAAAATCGCGGACGGTTCCATTACGAACGCGAAGATCGGTAACGAGATCCGCTCGAATAACTTTGTTGATGGCTCGCAAGGCTGGCGTATCGCCAAGGATGGCTCTTCGCAGTTCAATAACGTGATCGTCCGTGGCAGGGTTGAGGCGAATAGCGGTGTTTTCAAGGGAACGGTGCAAGCTGAATCTTTTATAGGCGATATTGCAACTTCTGCATCGTTCAACGGATTTACGGTTAAGGGCGGTGAAGGTTCTGGAACTATGAACGCATGGTATCAGAACAGTGGATACCCGATGACAATCACGCTGAACTGTACCGTACGATGCAACTCCTATAGTGGCGGTGTAACAGACCAGCGCAGCGACTTTTACGTAGTTCTGACATTCAATATTAATGGGGTGCAGAGTAAAAGACGTGTCGTTGTTGATATGCGGGATAAAGCTGGTGGCCTTGTGGATATTCCACAATCATTCACTGTTAACATCCCAGCAAGTAACAACCGCATCGGCATCTCGTTAACTGGTGCAAGCTACGGACCGCAGCAGAGTGAAGTTACAGTAGGTAATATTGTTGTGACAGCATTCAGAAGCAATAACGGTTCCTTTGGACAATAAGGAGAGGCCCTTCGGGGCCTATTTAATATGGCAAATATTTCAGATCAATTAGCTGCGGATATCCATACTGCGTTTGCGCGTTACGAAGTGGATACCGGGAACCAGCAACAATTTCTATTCGGGTCCCGTAAGGGGCCTTTTCTTTTCCAGGGATAATCATCCAGGAGCAACTTTATTATGGCGATGTATGAAGTCGGTACCGTCATGGGTGCCGCGTCGCAAGCACGGGTGACAGGTGCGACAACAAAATGGTCACAGGAGGCGCTGGGGATACAGCCCGGGTCGATTCTGGTGGTCTACCGCAGCGGTAGTGCTGACCTGTATGCGATCAAATCCGTGGACAGCGACACGCAACTGACGCTGACCCGGAATATCACCACCGCATTTTCCGGCGCCTCTTACGGCATTATTACCGCTGAAACCGCCAGCACCTCGTCGTTTGCTAACCAGCTGGCCAGCGCGTTTGCATTCTGGCGTAGTGTGGTGGAGGGCTGGTCGATGGCCCTGACCGGCAGCGGCGATATCACCCTGACTGACCCGATCACCGGAAAGCAGGTGACCGTGCCGGCGATAGCCGGGATGGCGAAGGCATCAGATCTTAACGCGCTGGCAAAACTCACCGGAGGAAACAAACTCGACGGCTCGCAGGTTATAACCAGCGATAATGCCGGTTTTATTCTCGGTAAGAACTCAGATCTGGCTCTGCTCAAAAAACAGGGGCAAGGCGGGACAATTGCCGTTGGCTCGGGAACACCGTTCAGGGTTCAGCGTTCAAGAGCGACCACTGTATCACCGGCAGACACCTTTGATGACATCCTCGTTATTGATGCCAATAACCAAACGACACTGCCTGGCGCGCTGTCTGCCGGCGGCAATATCGATAACACGTCGAAGGGTAAAGTGTTGACGCAGGCGATTGAGCTCTCATTTAGCACGCCATACATCGACTTTCATTTTAACTACAGCACCGACGACTTCACCGGGCGGATTATGGCCACTGCCGCCGATCAAATTAGTGTGCAAGGTAGTCATTGGCGAGTTGACAGGGATCTTCGTGTTGGTGGCATGGCAGATATTGGAGGCTGGACGCAATGCCGCGACGACCTTTCGGCCAACAAAACAGACTTTGGATCCCCTGCTATTGGTTCGTTGGTTTCAGGCGGAAGGATTCGATCTCGAATGCTCGGGCGCGGCGGTAACGTTGACACCTCCGGGGCGTGGGGCGGTTTCTATCTTGAAGAGTACGTGGGAACCGAACACAGGATTGTCATGTATATGGACGGCTTCGGGAGAACGGACGCATGGTCATTCCGCGCAGGGGGGACAATCTCCACCCCTAAAGGCGACGTCATGACTACCGGTTCTGACGTTCGTCTGAAAGACGGATTTACAGAACCCCAGGAAGGGGCCTCCAGGCGCATTAATGCGCTAGGGGTATGCGAGTTTAACATGAAGGGGGAAACACGCCGCAGGCGTGGCTTTATCGCCCAGCAGGCTGAGAAAGCTGACGATCTGTATACTTTCCTCGGCATCGAGCAGGAGATCGATGGGGAAAAGTTTCAGGTAATGAACGTGGACTATGTAGCCATCATTGCTGATCTTGTTTCGTCAGTGCAGGAGTTAACAAAACAAGTGCGTGATTTGAACAAGCTGGTTCAAACTACAGACGTACATTCAGTAACTTCAGAAGGTTGCCCTGTCACCTAGTTTTTGACGGGTTTTCACCCCAGTTTCACCCCAATAACTCCCCGTATGAAAAACAGGCACAAAAAAACCAGCCATAAGAGGCTGGTTTTTCTAAGGTTTTTGGTCGGCACGAGAGGATTTGAACCTCCGACCCCCGACACCCCATGACACCGCTTTCAAAACGCTGAAAGGCCCACCGTTGCTGGTGGCGCGGGGTATTCGTATGTATAAACAAACAGTGCTTTTTTTGCAAAATCTGCGCTATATACATCAATGAGTTAGGGGATAGTTTCTCCCCATGAAATTCGTCGTTAACCTGCCTTAATCTCGCCATGGGGAACCACAACCCAATCTATATGGTTTTGCGTATAGATCTTTGTCGACTTTGCATCGCTATGTGCCATTCGCCCTTGTGGATCTATTCCCTGCAGATCGAAAAGGTGAGCGGCCAACGCTCGGATTTCGTGAAAGGTTGGTCTTTCATCCATTGGCATTTTGTCGCAGAGACCCAACTTGTCACGTACCGCAGAAAATGACCGGCTTAAATAATCCGGCGCAACTTGGGTAGGGTGGGAAACCTCTTTGCTGCGTTTAACCTGCCGCTCAGGAATCCGATGAACGACAAACGGGCTGGCCACGTTATCGCGGCTTTCGTCAATGATCCGTTTCAATTCTTCCCCGATCGGGATTGCGACATGCGAGGCCTCTTTCTTCTGTACTTTCTGGCGGTGGATGTACAGCGTGCCATAAACCCCGTTTTCCGGCTGCGCCAGCCATACACACCCGCAGACTCCATCCTTTGGCTTACTGATTGAATAACGGATTCGTGACACTTCAAGGCGCGCGTGCGTCGTCTGCAATGCTAAATCCATCGCGGTGCGTAACCAGGGCTCGGCGGCCCGCCGAATGGCTTTAAAGTTATCGAGTGAAAGACGCTGGCGTTTCTTCTCTTCGGTTCTTCGCATTTTTTTGCGTGTAGCAGGATTATCAAACATCAATGATTCATCGACCGCATACGAGAACAATTTTTTAAGGAAGCTGACCTTCCGGTTTTGTACGTTCGCTGATGAATCTGAGTGGTAATGTTTTATGTAGGCGTTCACATGCTCCAGCTCAATATCGCAAGCTGGTATGTTGTTAAAGAATTCCTTCACCCTTAGTGCGTCGTTGTTCCAGTCATCAAGCGTATTTTGCGACGGACGTTCATTTTCAATCGCACGCGCCATGATGTGATCAACATGCTCGGCAAATGGTTTAGCCTCACCCGATACGCCGCCAGAATCACGGATAAGCAATTCAACTGACGGAGTATTTGCCTGCCGCATTCTGAGGTTGTATTCGCGCGCAATAGCGATGGCTATAGCCCGATCTTTCCCTATGTTCTTTTTCTTCCCTGTAATTAAGGTGAATTTATAAACGCCGCGATCTTTATCAAATATTAGATAATCAGGTAGATGGCGGTATTCTCTTTTTCTTGGCCTTGCTGCCATGATTAACCCTCACTGATAAGCTGGCGAACCGCATGATTAACCATCGAGTCGACCCCCCATTTTTCAGATTCGAAGACGAAAACAGAGCCGTCGACGATTTTACCTGTGAGTAGGCCATTTTCGACCCAACGTTTAATGGTTCGATTATCCGGAATAGAGTCTTTGGTAAATTCGCGTTTTCCCCATTGACTCGCTTTCATAAGTTTTGCCATGGCAGGATCTCCATACAGCCCGGCTGCACCCGGGCGTGAGGTTTATTCTTCGGTGCTGGTGGCGGGAATAAGCTTTTGCCAGATTGCGGACACGTATTTTGCCTGGTGGCGAGCATCGGCCAGTGCATTGTGGGCTACACCATCAAATGGCATCTTGCGCTTAGGGTCGAAACCAAGTTGTTTGCCGAGCAACACCATGGTGCGCACGTCGCAGTCGTTCCAGAATTGCCACGGGTAGGTTTGGCCGGCGCGGTCGTAGGCTGAGCGTAAAATCACATTGTCAAAGTTAGAACCATTACCCCAGACTTTCAGATATCGTGGGTTGTCAGAGTGACGGCTGATAAATGAACTCAACTCAGAGAGAGCAAATGTAATGCTTCTGGTATCGTCAGTACAAATAGCTGCTCGGGCCTCTGATGATTGTTTGAGCCACCACAGGATAGTATCACCGTCAGGTGTCGCCCCCTGATCCATAGCACTGGCGAGGTTAATGGCCATATAAAACTCTGCGCCCAACTCACTGCTTTTCGGGGCGAAGAATACAGCGCCGATCGCGACGATTGGTGCAGCAGGTTTATTGCCCATAGTTTCGAGGTCGATCATTAAATGGTTCACGCTAATTTTTCTCCTTTTTCTGCGCTGCAGCTAACATAGCCGCCAGCGCTGTGTTTTGATCCATTGCTTCAGTTAGTGCGGCGTAGGTAACGTCCAGACGAGTAGCGGTATCGCGCATTAACTTCGCTGATGCTGGTGGCAAATCTTGTGATGCGGCATGTGCAGCCGCAACGAGGTCTTTTACTTTTACGTGTGCCATTAGCGCCGCTCCACCAGCTGGTTAAATCGATTCATGAACATGCCGTAAGACTGCCCAGGGCGGACAGGATTAATGACGAATTGGTCAGTGGGAATAATTCCGTCGAGCATAGGCCAGTGAGTTCCGTCGTCGATCTCGAAATCACGGCGTTCGCTGGCCAGCATGACTAAGTCAGCATATTTAACGGTTGGGTGCTGCTCTGCCGGCAGACCAAACTTTTTGCGGATCGCCGCATCAACACGTGCTTCTAGAACTTGGTAGTCGGGCAGTAATCGCTTGAGCGGTGCAGGGATGTCTTGCATATAAGCCTCTGCTGCATCATGCAGTAAAGCCTCGAGTGCGAATTCTTGAGGTACCAGGTGGCTAACCAGAACGCTATGCTGTCCAACGCTGTAGAACTCCGGCAGATGGCCGGCAAAGCGGCAGATGTGCGAAAGGGCTGTTGCAATGTCCTCAATGACGATAGCGTCCTCTTGAATATCGTTATAATTAAAGTGCTTGCCAGACAGTGTTTGAATAAAGCTCATCGTATTTCTCCGTTTAATAGCGCTCTGCACAGCGCTGAATTTTGGGTGTAGAAATCCCTCGCCAGGTGGCGATTAATTGCAGGATTACGCTTTAATAAATCCCCGCGGCGCCGGGGATTTAATGGAGAGCAATCAGGCTTTAAAGTTGCCGATAAAGGTTTCCACTGGCTTGCCGTCGAACTTACCAGTCAGCAGATCGCGGAACTCATTAGCGATAGCTTCTTCCTGGGCTTCCAGCTGGACGATACGCAGGACGAATACCGGGTCAGAACTTTTCAGCAGACTATTGCGCAGGCTGAATGCACGTTCGCCGAGTCCTTCATACGGCACACATTTGAACTCGAACGCTACCGGCATCACGTCTTTACTGCTGGCTTCGATACTCTGCATCAGCGATTTTTTGCCACTGAAATCACCATCCTCATGATCGGAGGCGTTAGTTTGCTGAATGGTGACGCGGCGAACTGCCTGTGCTGCCTGGGCGATTTTCATCGTGTTGCCGTCGGCATCGAAGGCAATAAGGTAATCGCTCCAGTCTTCCAGCCATTCGGCGATTTGCTTCTGATTGAGGTGATCGCCGTTGATCGACAGCAGCGCGCGGAACGGTGCGGTTTTTTTCAGTTTGATCGAAGCGACGTTATCAGCGTGGCCGGGATTATCAAGCGTGCCAATGTTGAAGATGGAGCGCGCCAGCATGTTATCGGCATCGATGAAGCAACGGGCTTTTTCGTCTTCCCGGGCATAACCAACGGAGTAGCGAACGAAATCGTCAATGCTGGTTGTGTCCATGGCACCGCGGAAACGGAAGCGCTCAAGAGCAAAACGCTCCAGACTTTCAACGTTGGTGTCTTGTGGTAGTAGGGCGGTCGGGCAGGCTAAGCCGTGGATATCGTTCAGGTGATAACCGGAAAGCACCAGGTCTTTAACCTGCTGAAAAGTACCGCTGTCTAACTGAGACATATAAATTCCTTATTAACTGATTAGCGAAGTGATATCAGTGGATTTGTGCGCGCGGTTCACTGAGCCGCTTTAAGCTTTCCGTCTACCGTGCCGGTGATTCCGAAGAGTTGCCCCTGATCCTCCTGCAGGATGGTGAGCTTGCCGCCCTTGTTAACCCACATTGGTGTTTCGGTGGTGTCCTCTTCCGACGCTTTGCCGCGGGGAGTTGGAGTGCTGTAGTTCAGCTTGTGCTTAATCTTGACGCGCTTCTCTTCAACAGAGTTGCCCATACGCTCAAAATCAAAGGTGAGGACAACTTTGCCTTTGTTGCCGTTGTTCAGAACGCCGAGCGCGGTGGTATTTAGAGCCGCCGCAATCTTGTTCATGAATACGCCGGCGTCCAGTTCGCCCAGGAAATCGGGCACTACTGTCATGCGATCATTACTCATGGTTTTACCCTCTCGAAAGGCGGCTGCCACCGCCGGGAATTTCTTCATACACAACAGGGAAGAGCACCAGTTCAGAGCCTGAAGGAGAGAGGGTCCACGCTTTGAACTCGGATCCGGGCAGGGTTAGTTCCCGGTGCCGGTGGTGCTCTTCCCTGTTGTGTAAAAAAAGGGCCCATCGGGGAGACTGGGCAAAGACTACACACAGCAATTTGAGTTGTGGCGGTGGTGCCTCCACCTGCCGGAACGGCTAGGCCCGGCGACGACACTTAACAAAACGATCATTCATTTCAAAAGTTGAATTAATGGCCACGCCGCGAGCGCTGAGCCGCATTACCACAACTGGAAGCGCACTCCTTCAGTTACAAACCGATCCCCACCGGAAGAAGGGGAATGCGCTTTCAGTTGTTTCTTTTGGGTACATTATGTATCTGCAAGGTACATTGTCAAGCGTAAAAAAACCTGCCGCAGCAGGTTTTGAAAGAAAGCTTATTTTTTAATACTGTACCTTCTTGGTTTTCCTGAAAAAATCACGGTACCAATGATTGAACAGTTTCCGTTAATTTTGATATAGGGCTCAGGCCAGTTGGAATTAAGAGCTTTTAAATAGCGGTTCCCGGCATCTTCGATCAGGCGCTTAAATGTTGTTTCTCCAGAGTCGTGCATCAAGGCGATAACGTCATCGCCATGAACTGCTGGGATCTCTGGGTCAACAAAAATCATATCGCCAGGCCGGTACTCGTCAACCATGGAGTCGCCGATTACTCGAAGAATATATGTCATAGGGCCACAAGGGACAGGACAAGGATAGTTTTCCGTACTATTCAAATCTACCTCAGCATAACCAACTTCGGTCCATGCTCCTGCCTGCACCCAGGATATAACCGGAACCATCGTTATATTTCTATTTGTATCGGAGACATCAGGAGCTTTTGCCACATTCGTGGTTTGGTGTTCTTGATCTAACCACCCAGTAGGCAAATCGAAACATTTTTCAATGTGTCTTGCCATAGTATCGCCGATGTTTTTTGTCGCGCCGTCCCCCATGAACCGGCTTGTTTGAGTAGGCTCGCGATCAATCATATTGGCGAAAAATGTATTCCCGCCAACACCATCTCTCAACTTTCTGGCGTTTAAACGCCTGATTTCCTGGATCGTTTTCATATAGAAATTAAACCGCTTGTACCGTAAAGGTACAAGTACCTTGAAGGTTCATTTCTTTCGTGTAATATGTACACAGGAGGTACATATATGAAAGAGTTCTGGGATTCGTTAACCAAAGAGCAACAGAGCAAATTAGCAACAAACGTTGGCTCCACAACTGGTTACCTACGTTTGGTTTTCAATGGCTACAAGAAAGCTGGTTTTGACTTAGCTAAAAAGTTGGAGAAAAGCACCGCTGGTGCAATCACCAGATCGCAGCTTAGGCCAGATATTTATTCCAAAACATAACAGGTACTTGCAAAAGCATGAACCACAGATCAAAGGGAGGAACCATGGGTAATGAGCCAATCTGGAAAGTAGAACGTCAACCAGCCTGGCTGGTGGCAGCGATCAAGAAAACTATTACTGAACTGCCTGGAGGCTATGCCGAAGCAGCCGAATGGCTGGGTGTAACTGAAAACGCCTTATTCAACCGCCTGCGCGTCGATGGTGATCAGATCTTCCCGCTTGGATGGGCGATGGTGCTGCAGCGTGCTGGTGGTACAAGTCATATCGCTGACGCGATAGCGCGCCAATCCGGTGGGGTTTTTGTTCCGCTTGCGGATATTGAAGAAGTGGATAACGCGGATATCAATCAGCGCCTGCTTGAGGTTATCGAACAGATAACAGCCTATTCGCAACAGATTCGCGCAGCGATCGAAGATGGTGTGATTGAGCCGCATGAACGGGCGGTGATCGATGGGGAGCTCTATAGCTCTATTCAAAAACTTCAGGAGCATTCGGCTCTTGTTTATCGCATTTTCTGCCAGCCAGAAAAGAATGACGCCCGCGAGTGTGCAGCTCCGGGCGTCGTGGCGAATAAATCAATGTGTATGGAGAAATCCGCATGAGCAATTTAACCGCAAATAATCAGCGTTCGCAACTTCGCGCATTGCCAGTTCGCGGTGGTAAAGGCGTTATTGCGTATTGCTATGCCGTAAGAATACCGGGCGGATGGGCCCAGGTTAACCACAGCTTTACCGAATGGGCTGTGGGGGACTTTATTGCAAAGGGAGGGAAGCCGAATGACGCAGCAGATCAATAATCCATTCAAAAAGGCGATAACTCCTGCGGTTATTAACGGCATTGTCACAATGAGTAGCCGTGAAATAGCTGAGCTAACAGGAAAAAAACACGGCCATGTCTTGAGGGATATTCGAGCATACATAGGAGCAATTCTTCAAATCGAAGAAGGAATGGAACCTCGAAGCCTTGAATGGTCGGATCAAGGGGGTATGCAAGTTGTTGGAGACACCCCTGTTGGCGGCGTTACTCTTTCGGAAGAAACGAACTGGCAGAATGGTCAGCGCTATCCTGTTTATCTTTTGGATAAGTCAGCAACGTTAACCATTATCGCTGGTTACAACATTGCATTAAGAAAACGGATCATTGATCGCTGGCAAGAGCTGGAAGAATTATCAGCTAGGCCGCTCGTACCTCAAACCTTGGCTGAAGCCCTGCGTCTGGCTGCCGATATGGCAGAACAGAATGCCGCTCTGGAAGACAAAGTGCAGCAGGACGCGCCAAAAGTGGCTTTCGTTAACCACTACGTTGAAGCCGGCGGCGCCAAAAGTCTGCGTGAAACCGCAAAAATCCTGAACATGCCGGAAAAGGCCATGATCGACACGCTACTGCGTGACAAGGTGCTGTTCCGTCAGTCCGGTAACTTGCTACCTCATGCCCTGCGTCAGCGCGAAGGCCTGTTTACCGTAAAAACGGGTACATCGGATTATGGCCATGCCTACACCCAAACCCGAGTAACTCCCCGCGGCGTCCAGTGGATAGCACAGCGTTACGCCTCTGAACTGATGGGAGGTTGATTTGGAAGAGAATATTCAACCAATGGACCGCCTTTATCGCGATCAGCACGGCATTGTTGTGCATGTGACTGGCTATGACGCTGGCCGCCAGCGTGTGATTTACCGCCGCCCGGGATATGAGTGGGAGTGTGTGGCTCCGATGATCATCTTCCGCGCCAGATTCAAGAGGATTGATAAGTGAGCGTCAAATTATCCGCATATGTCTGGGATGGTTGCGCCGCTGCAGGCATCAAAGGCAATAAGTTATTGATCATGCTGCGACTGGCTGACTATGCCAGCGATGAGGGCATCGCATACCCAAGCGTTGCGACTATTGCACGCCAGCTCGGCGCCGGGCGCAGTACAGTTATTACTTTGATCGGCGAGCTGGTTAAAGATGGCTGGCTGACCAAAAAAGAACGTCGCCTGGGCCAGCGCAGCACCAGCAACCTTTACACCCTGAACGTTACCAAGCTTCGTCAGGCTGCAAATGAACATTACGAGGGTCCAAAATCTGGACGTTCAGAATCTGAACCTTCGGAATCTGGACGTCCAGAATCTGAACGTCCGAAAGAGCCAAAAAATCAGGGTTCTCAGGGTCCAGAAACTGGACACGATCCGTCAGTAAATTCAAATACAGATCCATCAGTAGGATCTAAACCTTCTTGTCCGGTTCCTGCGGAACCAGACCCGCAAGTGGTTCTCACTGATTTAGCGAAACAGGTTCTGTCCCATTTGAACCAAACGACAGGATCCCGCTTTCAGGTTTGTGCTACGTCGCTAGAACACATCAGGGCTCGCCTCCGCGAAGGCTTTACCGTTGCGGAAATGGCGCTGGTGGTGGATTACAAAAACGAGGACTGGAAAGACTCAGAGCAGGAGGAGTATCTCCGTCCAACAACCCTGTTCATCCCGAAAAATTTTCCAGGCTATCTCAAGCGCGCTGGGAATTGGGACAAGGCAGGGCGCCCGGCGAAGAAAAACGGTAAGTGGGAGAAGGGCACCAATTCATCCACCAGCGCCAGCTTCAGCCAGGATGTAGGCGTCGATATTGCCGAACGTGATCTTGCCTGGCGTCGGTACCACGGCCTTGAAACTGATAACGAGCCGAAGAGCGAAATCGAGGTAAAGGTTCGCGAGAGGGCCGATCGCGATGGGCTGAAAGCAAAGGGGCATGACCATGGTTTAGCTCAGTTTGGATGGAACAATATCTGGTCTGTAGTGGCCAAGAACGGAGGAGCTGCATGAATCTTAGTCCTTACAGCCAGGCACTGGCGAAGCTGCGCGCCCGGGAAGCACATTATTTGAAAGAAGTAGGTGATCAATGGCGGACGCCGGATCTGTTGTTCTGGGGGGTTAACGCTATGTTTGGTCCGCTGGTCCTGGATTTGTTTGCCGACGATAGCAACGCCAAATGCCCGGCATGGTACACCGCTGAAGTTAACGCATTAACGCAGGACTGGTCTGGCCGACTGGCTGAACTCGGTGGCGCAGCCTTTGGAAATCCACCGTATAGCCGTTCTCAGTATCATGAAAAGCAGGCGATTACTGGCATGACGCACATCATGAGTTATGCGTCTCAGCAGCGTGAAAACGGCGGTCGCTACGTTTTCCTGGTGAAGTCAGCAACGAGTGAGACATGGTGGCCTGAAGATGCCGATCACGTCTGTTTTATCCGTGGTCGCATTGGCTTCGATCTGCCGACCTGGTTTGTGCCGGCGGATGATAAACAGAAACCCACCAGCGCCTTCTTTGCTGGCGCGATAGTGATATTCGATAAATCTTGGCGCGGTGAGCGTTTTAGCTATATCGATCGTGTCGAGCTGGAAGCGAAAGGGCGGGCCAGTATGGCGCTGGCGCAGTTTGCTGTAGGTCTGGTATCTCCGGCCCAGGATGTGGCACCAACTCCAGCTGTTACACCCGTATCTGAACCTGTCATGGAATCTCGCATCTGGCCGCTGGAAGTCAATCTGGCATTCGGACAGGTAGACGGCGCCGCCGAACTGGAAGAGCCGCAACAGAACAAACTGAAATCCCACATCAACCAGTTATGGCTGGAGCGTACATCAATCAGCGAGATCATCACCATTGCCAGTGGGCTGGTCAGCAGTATGCAGGGAGCGGTCCATGCGTGAAATTATCGTTGATAACTTTGCTGGTGGCGGCGGTGCCTCTACCGGGATCGAACTGGCGATTGGTCGCAGTGTTGATATTGCCATCAATCACGATGAAAACGCCATTGCCATGCACAAGACGAACCACCCGGATACGCTGCATTACTGCGAGTCCGTATTTGATGTAGACCCGGTGGCGGCGACTGGCGGCAACCCTGTTGGTCTCGCATGGTTTAGCCCTGATTGCCGGCACTTCTCCAAAGCCAAGGGTGCTAAGCCCGTAAAAAAAGAGATTCGAGGGCTGGCGTGGGTAGTCGTTCGCTGGGCGCTGGCGAAGCGTCCGCGCGTCATGATGCTTGAGAACGTCGAGGAATTTAAAACCTGGGGGCCGCTGCTGGAAGATGAGATGCGCCCGGATCCAGCGCGTACAGGTGAAACATTTGCTGCATTTGTCGGAATGCTTTCGACTGGCATTAATGCGAATCATCCGGCGTTGGCGGAGGTGTGCGAGTTTCTTTCCATTCAGCCCGATAGCGAGCAAGCCCGGTCTTTGATTCAGGGGCTGGGATACCACATCGATTACCGCGAGTTGCGCGCTTGCGACTTCGGGGCGCCAACAATCCGCAAACGCTTCTTTATGGTCATGCGCTGCGACGGTGAAATCGTACGCTGGCCAGCCCCCACCCACGGGGATCCGAAATCACTGGAAGTGCAGAGCGGCAGACTGGCGCCATGGCGAACTGCAGCAGAGTGCATTGACTGGTCGTTGCCCTGTCCGAGCATCTTTGAACGTGCTAAACCATTGGCGGAGAATACGCTTAAACGCATTGCGCGCGGTATCGAGCGTTTTGTGCTGAATAACCCGGCGCCATTTATCGTCAAGTGCAACCACACCAGCACCCGGACCTCGTACGATTGTTTTAGGGGTCAGGAACTTGACGTGCCGCTGCAGACTATCACCAAAACCCACGGTTACGCCGTCGTTACTCCTTTTCTGTCTGGTAATGGGGGGAGTGAATATCAGGCTAAACCCCGTCCGATGGGTAAGCCAGCACACACCATTCTGAAAGAATCCCGATCCTGCGTTGTTGCTCCCGTCATTGCGCGTCAGTTTGGCGCCAGCACCGGGCACCGCGCCGACGAACCAAACGGCACCGTCACCGCTGGTGGTGGTGGGAAATCTCAGCTGGTCACCGCGTTTCTGGCGAAGCACTTTGGCGGGAACTACACCGGACCAGGGGCTGCGATGGGCGCGCCAGCCCATACGGTGACAACAACGGATCACCATGCTGTCGTGACCTCGCATCTTGTTCATCTTCGCGGTACCTGCAAAGACGGCCGCAAAGTGGATCAGCCTGTACCGACGGTCACGGCTGGCGGTCTGCATCTCGGAGAAGTCCGTGCTTTCCTGATGAAATATTACGGCAACGAAAAGGGCGGAGTTTCACTGTCGGAGCCGCTGGGGACGGTGACAACCAACGATCGATTTGGCCTGGTTACCGTTGATGGTGATGATTATCAGATTGTGGATATCGGTATGCGCATGCTGCAGCCGCATGAGCTATACCGGGCGCAGGGTTTCCCGGCTGGTTACATCATCGATCGCGATTATCGTGGCAACCGTTACGCAAAAGACAAGCAGGTGGCACGCTGCGGTAACGCAGTTCCTCCTCCTTTCGCCGAGGCATTAGTGAGAGCGAATCTCCCCGAAATGTGTAACGTCCAAAGGGAGGTCGCATGAGAGCCCTGCTAACTCCGGAAGTGGTGCCACGCTTAGGCGTGGTACTGTTTAAGCCTGGTAAAGAACTGATGAGGCTTTTCCGCAACGGGAGGGTGCTAATCGAGTCTGAGCCAAAAAGTATGGCGGGGCTGGAGGCTGGTGCCGTTCCTGACGCGCGCCAGCCGCTGGCTGAAGATAAGGTATTGGAAGACTTTTTCACCAGTGAGCGTGTCATCAAAGCCGCCGGGGGCTTGCCAGGGCTTGAATACTGGCTTCAGCACAACATTCGCGAATGCCAGTACCCGCACTCCGATTACCATCACCACGAACTGGTCACCATGCGTCATCCTCCTGGTGCGATGATGCTCTGCTGGTACTGCGACACCCGCCTTCGAGAACAGACCACTGGCACGCTTACCGCGCTGGCGCGCCGGAACGTTATCGACTGGGTTATTGATACCGCCATCACAGGCCTGCAACTGGGACGAGAGCGGGAGCTGTCACTGCCGGAGCTGTGCTGGTGGGCCGTGTACTCCGGCGCCGCCGATGCTATCACCGAGACGATGGCACAGCGAGGTCTGCGTCTTCCCGAGGAGCCGTTCCAGTCGGTATATAAAGAAAGCGATATCCGACCTTCAGTACCGGCCACCAGCATTCTGCAGGAAAAACTCCCCTCATCAGGTGCAGCGCAAGCATGCAGGCCCAACGAAGGAGCGCAGGCGCAGCAGGAACAGCCGAAGGTGCTGGCGCTGGCCGCCGATCCGGAATCACCAGAATCCTTCATGCTGAAACCTAAGCGCCGGCGTTGGGTTAACCAGACTTACACCGACTGGGTGAAGCGGCAGCCATGCGAGTGCTGTCGTCGCCCCGGAGATGATCCGCATCATGTCATCGGGCATGGCATGGGCGGTACCGCAACCAAAGCCCACGATCTCTTCGTGTTTCCTCTGTGCAGAGAGTGTCACGACGAGCTACATGCCGACGTAAATGCGTTTGAAGAGAAAAACGGCTCACAGCTGCAACTGTTGTTCCGTTTCCTTGATAGGGCCATAGCGATCGGTGTGATTGTAAAAGCATAAGTGTATGGAGCACTGAGCAGTATGAATCTACAAAATCTGGAATATACCCGTATTGAAGTTCGTCGAGCGTTGTTGGATTTATCCGGCGCAACAAAGGGACAACTCGAGGCATTCAGCGAGAACCCACCAGCAGATAAGAATAAAAATCCACGGCGCGCCAGCCACATGGTCGATCTTGAAGGGGGGATTGGCTGCGGCCCGTCTGTAGTTAAAGCTCTGACCACTCCTGTTCATGTGATGGAGACTCGCAGCCGCCGCCGGCCGATGCCACCCATCAATGATATCGAGTTTGGTTATTCACCGTGGCGCCGGGCTGTGAACCTGCTGGAAGAGCACCACCAGGCATGGGTGCGCTATTGTTATGGCTTCGACCTTAACTTTCGGTACCAGACGATAATGTGCCAACACATCTGGACTGAATACCAGAACTATCAGGTAGGCAGGGCGATCCAATCGAGAGTTATCAAAAAGCTGGTGGGGCTGGTCTGGTTGGCTGCCCAGGAGGTTGCCGCGACACGGAATAATGAGACTTATAAAGCCTACGCTGGCGCAGCACTGGCGCGTATGGTTTCCGTTGATCGTTCGACATGGAAAAGAGTGTATGCCGGTCATTGGGATCGGCTTAAAAAGGCTTTCGTTGAGATGGATAGCAACGCATTGCAACACATCTACAGCCATCATGAACAAATAGAAGAGGCCAGAACTGAAAAATGTGATTAAAGTTGGCTATCTTCGTCAAACTGGCTTGCAAAATGCAACAAAATGAGCGATATTTTAGGGTAATTTGATATTCTGCCATATTTATAAATAACCTCGCTTAGGCGGGGTTTTTTTATGCCTTCTGCAATTACTTCTTGATGACGTTAGCAACCAGAGTTATCTGTATGTCATACCGTTTGAACAGGAAAAAGACATGCTAAATCAATATGATATGACGGAAGTGGCGCGCGCGGTTTTCAATGAGTTAAGTGATGAACCAGCTACGGTTGGGGAGATTTCGCAAAACACGCATCTGACGCGTGAGCGCTGTCAGTTAATTTTAACGCAGCTGGTAATGGCGGGTTTATCTGACTATCAATTCGGATGTTACAAGCGCCTCCCTTAATGGGGGCTATCTGCTGTGAAAATGGGCGGCTGGTGGGTGTTGGAGCACCCGACCAGCCATTCGCTCATGTAGAAGGTCACAAGCGAACCAAGGCCCACTGCTTTAGCGCAAAAGCATAGTGAGCCTATCAGAGTCCTGCTTACTGATCTATGAAAAATACTGTAAAAATATCCAGTGCTGAATTAATCAACGCTGATTGCCTGCAATATCTTCCGTCCCTCCCTGATAACTCCATTGACTTGATAGTTACGGATCCGCCGTATTTTAAGGTTAAGCCGAACGGTTGGGACAACCAATGGAAAGGGGATGAGGACTATTTACGTTGGCTTGATATGTGTCTGGCGCAGTTCTGGCGTGTTTTAAAGCCGAACGGTAGCCTTTACCTGTTCTCTGGTCATCGGCTTGCCTCAGATATCGAAATTTTAGTGCGGAGTCGGTTTAACGTACTGAATCACATCATCTGGGCGAAGCCATCAGGACGGTGGAATGGCTGCAATAAAGAGAGTTTACGGTCCTATTTTCCAGCTACAGAGCGAATATTGTTTGCTGAGCATTATCAGGGACCGTATCAACCAAAAGATGATGGGTATGCGGAAAAAAGTAACGACCTTAAGCAGCATTTGATGGCGCCGCTTATATCTTATTTCCGTAATGCTCGAGATTCGCTTGGCGTTAGTGCTAAGCAGATAGCTGACGCTACCGGCAAAAAGAACATGGTGTCGCACTGGTTCGGCATTAGCCAATGGCAGCTGCCAAACGAAAGCGACTATTTAAAACTGCAGGCGCTATTTTCAAAGATCGCCGCAGAGAAGCACCAGAAGAACGAGCTGGCCCACCCTCACCATGAGTTAGTAGCAACCTGGCATTCTCTGAACCGCAAATATTCAGAATTGCTGGAGGAATACAAATCCCTCCGGCGTCAATTCGCCGTTACGGCGCTTGTTCCCTATACGGACGTTTGGACGCATAAGCCGGTTCAGTTCTATCCCGGTAAGCATCCATGCGAAAAACCCGCAGATATGCTCCTGCAGATCATCAATGCCAGTAGTAAGCCTGGTGATCTCGTTGCTGATTTCTTTATGGGATCCGGGTCAACTATCAAGGAAGCAATTAAGTCTGGCCGGCATGCCATAGGGGTTGAGCTGGAAGGCGAACGGTTCGAGCAAACTGTTGACGAGATCCGCAAAATGGCTGGCTGAAATGAGAAAAGGCACCCGAAGGTGCCTTGTGTAATTTAGCCTCTGGCTATCTCTTTTCTTGCAATCTCAGATAGAAAAGCGGAGCGGTTTTTGTACCGTCCATTTTTTTCTATGTAACTGTCGATTGCAGTCAATAGATTACCAGGCATGGTGAGATTAAATTTGACGGCTTTTGTTTCGTATTTTGATGGGTCAATCTCGACAAGCGCCAAGAAGCCGTTATCCATGGTGAGACGTTCATCACCCAGATAATCGGCTGGATCACTTGGCGCAGGCACATGACCGCCTTGTTCAGTCAAAACTTCCATATGCTGACCGAAAGCTGACTCCGCGTCCCTCAATGCGCTTTCGAGGTTGTTCCCGGCAAACATGCAACCTTCGATGTCAGGAAAGTAGCCATCAAAAGTGCCGTCATCGGCTTTGAAAATAAAGAGCGGATAAATCATAGGTACCTCACTAATTGCGTATTGATAACCCTTGCAGAGAGGGGCGGCTTTCGCCGCTCCCTTTTACATCAATTTAAGTCCTGATATCTGTTGAGCCTGTCTAACAATCCCCTTTGAAGAATCCTTTCTGGGGTGGGGAATGGTGATTATTTTCTCTATTCCCGGTTTTGTTAGCGTTACATGGCTTCCTGTCTGTCTTTGCTTAACCCAACCATCAGCTATCAGTTTTTTGATTAACTCTGCACTGCTCATCAATCCTCCGTTTCGTTAACATGTGGGTATTATACCCACTATTGACGAAGCATGCAATAGGTTAGTGGTTATAGTACCCACCTTTTTTATCTCACGGTTAACACCTCAGCAGGAGGTGACGGATGAACAAAATCATGCCTGACAAAATCTTTTCAGCGGCTACGTACTGCACGTCAGGCGGCCTGATTTGTACTGGCCTGGCGCGTGTTTATGACTGGTTCCATGGTCTTGACTGGAACTTCATTGCGCTTGTCAGTGGTGTAGTGATCGGCGTCGCCACTTATTTCACGAACCTTTATTTCAAACGTCGGCAAACCAAAGCCTATGAGGATGCGCTCAGGCGGGGGTATGTGACGCAACCGCCGCAGGATAAATAAAATGGCATCCCTGAAAACGAAACTCAGCGCAGCCATGCTGGGATTAATAGCGGCTGGTGCATCCGCCCCAACCCTGATGGATCAGTTCCTAGATGAGAAAGAAGGTAACAGCCTTACCGCGTATCGCGATGGTAGCCAAGGTATCTGGACTATTTGCCGAGGCGCCACGCGAATTGATGGTAAACCCGTCACGCAGGGAATGAAGTTGACCCAGGCCAAATGCGATGAGGTGAATGCTATCGAACGTGATAAGGCGCTGGCGTGGGTTGATCGGAATATCCGCGTACCGTTGACGCCTCCGCAGAAAGTTGGCATTGCTTCATTCTGTCCGTACAACATCGGCCCCGGTAAATGCTTCCCGTCTACGTTCTACCAGCGCATCAACGCCGGCGACCGTAAAGGCGCATGTGAATCGATTCGCTGGTGGATTAAGGACGGTGGGAAGGATTGCCGCATACGCTCTAATAACTGCTACGGGCAGGTAACTCGCCGGGATCAGGAAAGTGCGCTGACGCGCTGGGGGATTGACCAGTGAATGCAACTTACTTAAAGCCAGCTATCGCCGCGGTGATTATTGCTGGTGCCTTTGTTGCTGGTTTAGCCTGGAGCGATCGGGCATGGGAAAAGCGGTGGGCAGAACGTGATAGCGCCGAATCGGCTCAGGAAGTTAACGCGCAAACCGCCGCCCGGATGATTGAACAGGGGCGCTTGATCGCCCGCGATGAGGCCGTACAAGATGCTCAAGCCCAAACCGCTGCAGCGCGTGCTGCTGCCGCTAATCTCTCTGGCACTGTTAACCAGCTGCGCCAGCAGGCAAAAAACCTTGCCACCCGCCTGGACGCCGCAAAGCACACCGCAAGTCTTGCCGCTACCGTCAGAAGCAAAACAACCGGCGCCACCGCCGGAATGCTTGCCGACATGCTTGGAGACCTTGCAGAAGAAGCTCGACGATATGCTGCAATCGCTGACGAACGCTACACAGCAGGAATGACCTGCGAGTGGATTTACGAATCGGTGAGAACATCTATCCCCGATAAGGGATAAAATTCATGATATCCCTATGTGGGGATAATACTCTGGGAGTGAACAATGACTTCAGAACAACGAATTGAAGCATTAGAGCGAGAAGTGGGAGTGCTAAAAGAGCAGCTTGAAGATGTTCTTAAATCGACAAACTGCTCAGTCAATGCAGTTAAAGAATGCATTCTTTCGCTTGAACGCAGTGTGGCCACACAACAAGTAAGTTTGACTCACTTATCGTCAAGGATTACTTCCTGCAGTTAGCAAATTGATCTTTTGCATATGCAATTGCCCATGACTCAATCTGGTCTAAAGTAGCATTCCTGAGATCCTTTCCAGATATATCGATTTAGGCGGTATAAAGGGAATTGTCACCCCCCACAATATTCACGCGAAGCTTCTGGTTCTGATGTGCATTTTGGATACCATCAACGCAGGTTAATCTAAAGTTCATTTTCTATCCCTAAGCGGAAATAATCAGCCATCTCTCCGCCATTGCTGTGTTCATCAGTATCCCACCACCGATGGGCTGAGCCGCAACCTTACACGTTGAGGTTTTACAGTAACACCCTGATATTTACCCAGTAGCGTCGCATATGTGGGGCTATTTGCTATAGAGAGAGTCAAACATGAAAATTGAACAAAACGGCTGCGCAATCATGAAAATTGAACAAAACGGCTGCGCAATTTTGCCACTGGCAAAAGATTTTAAATTCTGTCTGGGTCAGTTGGTAAGTCTGCGTATCAGTGAAGAATTTGGTGAGGTACAAGCGCGTTCGCAGAGTCTTAACGGCGAGAATCAGTACTTCGTTCATTATCAGGCTGCAGATAAATGTGCCACTGAGCGCTGGTATAACGAATCGCAGCTGGTGGCCGTGGAAGATGAACGTTCACCGGGCATGCCAGTGTTTGGTTGCGTGGAGTTGTCAGGAAGTGAGATAGCCCGGAATAAAATGCCTATGGATGTGGATAGCGACAAACCATTATTAACGACTGCCGCTATTAAAAAAGGTGAAATTAAACTACCTCAACCCTGTCAACAAGTTGAAGGATAATCTTTCTTTCAGCTTCGGTGATGGCAGGTGCCTGGAATTCAGATAAGTCGATTTTATTGATCATCTCCTTCACACCGTCGCGGCTTATGACGTCTGCACCAATCATTGCTGACACGATGCACATGGTTAGTTCAGAGCGAATGAGTAAATGCGTGGTTACACCCTCAATCTTTTTAATTCGATCTTCAAGAATGGCGATTTTTTCGTCTGATGACATTTTATTCCCTTAAGCAAAGTTAATCAGCCATAACTCCGCTAATTCGTTGTTCGTTCGTGTTCCACCACGAACGGGCTGAGTTGTAACCTTACACGTTGTGGTTTCACAGTAATACCCTGATATTTAACCAGTAGCCTCACATCTGTGGGGCTTTTTTATTCGCAAAAGGTAACCCGATGAAGAGTTTCAAAATTGAATACGTTGATGGCGCTTTGACCGTTCTGGAGACGGATGGTCAGTCACGGATGCAGGAAGCCGTACATGGCATCCATTTTGAGCATGTCCAGGGCGGCCGCCCCCTGCTGAAACTGACGATTGCACATGATATTGCACCGGCCTCGACTCCTGCTCCGGCTGCTGAGTCGGCTCAGGAACCTTTAGAGGGTGAGCTGGTACAGGATCAACAATCTCCGCCTCCCGGCGGTCGCCGTTCCCGCCATCGTCGTGGAGGTAAGCAATGATGTATCAACGCACGGATCTGACGCTCTCCATGTTCTATGCATCCAGCGTTGATGCCGACGGGAACAAAGTGGCTACGTTGACGATGCAGGTCGTCGCGGCAGAAGCTGGCGCTGTTCAGACCAGCCAGTTGGTCTGCATCACTGATGCTGCGAAGAAGAAGACGTACGCCGTTGGCGAGCAGTCTGTCAGTAATGGTTCTGACCCGCTGCTGGTGGCGATCGAGAGCCACTGGCGTCAGAGCACTGACACTGTGGTGAAAGGGTTGATTGATGAAGTGACAGACTTCATTGCAGGCAATATCAACTCGGTCAGTACCTGGATTGGCCAGTACGGCATGAAGGTCCTGGAAGGCGTGCCGTTGACTGAACGGCTGCCGGAGAGTGTTCTGCAGGCTGATGGACAGGTGGCGACAGCTGCTGGCTGAGTATTCACAGGGGCTGTTCAATGAGCGGCCTCGATGAATGACCACCCAAACGGTAGTGATAACTGTTATCGTTTCGGGTCCTTTCCGGGAGTTCGAGTGATTACGGGGCGGCGACCTCGCAGGATTTCGCTACTTATGAGTTTTTTTAAGGGGGTGGTTGTTGTTTTATAGTTTGCCCTACATCATTGATAAGTAAGAAAAAAGAGAAATAAATACAACAACCTGATGATGTTTTTTGATGCTTTCCCTGTGAGAAAGGTTAGTAAAATCATCGGGTTTAGCAAAAACAGGCGGTTGTTGTATTGCTTTTTCGCCGGTGGCTTATGGAGGGGTGATGGCCTTTTTGTTGAATAAAAGTGATATGGCCTCCTCCATAGGTATCTCAGTTCAGGCATTTGATAAATGGGGTGTCCCTCCTGTTGAGCGCCGGGGGAGAGAGGTTTTTTATGACGTTAAAACCGTTCTGGAGATAGATCGCGAGAGACGACAACAAAACCAGAAATCTTCAGAGGGTGAAGACGATCTTGAGGAAAAGTTACTTCAGGCCCGGGTTGACCTGACGGAAGAACAGGCCATCGCACAGCGGCTAAAGAACCGGGTTACTGAGGGTAAGTTGATCGATGCGGCATTTTGTACCTTTGCGCTAAGCCGGGTAGCGATGGAGCTATCCAGTACGCTTGATGGCATACCACTGGCCATGCAGCGGCAATTTCCGGAGCTGTCCCCACGTCAGATCGATCACCTGAAAACACTGGTGGCGAAGGGGGCAAACGCCTGCGCCCGCGTTGATGAGAAATTACCGGGGTGGATGGATGATTTTATCCGAAGTACAGATGAATAATATGATGCGGGCAGTCCGGGAGGGGCTGAGACCGCTTATCCGACCGCTGCCGATGACGGCGGTGGAGTGGGCTGACAAGTACTATTTTTTGCCGAAAGAGTCATCTTACGGCGCCGGAGACTGGGTCACCCTGCCATTCCAGGTCGGTATCATGAATGCGATGGGAAGCGATTTGATCCGCACTATCAACCTGATAAAGTCCGCCCGCGTTGGCTACACCAAAATGTTGCTAGGGGTGGAAGGGTATTTTATTGAGCACAAATCCCGAAACAGCCTGCTGTTTCAGCCAACGGATTCCGCTGCCGAAGATTTTATGAAATCTCACGTGGAGCCCACTCTCCGGGATGTTGCCTGTCTGAAAGCGCTTTCCCCCTGGCTGGGGCGTAAACACAGGGATAACACGCTCACCCTGAAGCGATTCTCTTCAGGCGTGGGCTTCTGGTGTCTTGGTGGCGCAGCTGCCAAAAACTATCGTGAAAAATCTGTCGATGTGGTCTGTTATGACGAACTCTCCTCGTTTGAACCGGATGTGGAAAAGGAAGGCTCACCCACGCTGCTGGGCGACAAGCGTATTGAAGGCTCTGTCTGGCCCAAATCCATTCGCGGCTCAACACCCAAAATTAAAGGTTCCTGCCAGATAGAAAAGGCAGCGAATGAGTCGGCGCACTTCATGCGGTTCTATGTTCCTTGCCCGCACTGTGGTGAAGAGCAGTATCTTAAATTTGGCGACAACTCGACGTCGTTTGGTCTCAAATGGGAAAAAGACCAGCCGGAAACGGCGTATTACCTGTGTGAGCATAACGGATGTGTGATCCGGCAGTCTGAACTTGACCAGACTGCCGGGCGCTGGATTTGTGATAACACGGGATTGTGGACCCGCGACGGTCTGACTTTTTTTAGTCCGGACGGCAATGAAGTCGCCTCGCCCCGTACGATCACCTTTCACATCTGGACAGCCTACAGCCCGTTTACCACCTGGGTGCAGATTGTCTATGACTGGCTGGATGCGCTGAAAGATCCAAACGGTGTGAAAACCTTTGTTAATACGACGCTTGGTGAGACGTTCGAAGAGGCAGTGGCGGAAAAACTGAACCACGAACTGCTGATGGACAAGGTCATGCATTATGCCGCGTCTGTCCCTGAGCGGGTGGTGTACCTGACCGCAGGTATTGACTCACAGCGTAACCGTTACGAGATGTACGTCTGGGGGTGGGCGCCGGGCGAAGAAGCGTTTCTTGTGGATAAGCAAATTATCATGGGGCGTCATGATGACGAGGCTACCCTTCTGCGCGTGGATGATGCGATAAACCGAAAATACCGCCACGTTGACGGCACGGAGATGACCATATCCCGCATCTGCTGGGATACCGGCGGCATTGATCAGGAAATCGTATACCGGCGTTCAAAAAAACACGGCATCTTCCGCGTTCTGCCCATTAAAGGGGCATCGGTATACGGCAAACCGATTATTACCATGCCTAAAAAGCGCAATCAGAGTGGGGCCTATCTGTGTGAGATCGGTACGGATACGACCAAAGAGATGCTTTACTCCAGAATGGGGGCAGACACCGCTCCGCCAGATACCGCAACCCCCTACGCTTTTCACTTCCCTGACGATCCGGAAATTTTTTCTGAAGTGGAGGCGAAACAGCTGGTGGCCGAAGAGCTGGTGGAAAAGCTGGTGAACGGAAAAATCAGACTGCTGTGGGATGCAAAAGGGCGCAGGAACGAAGCGCTGGATTGCCTGGTGTATGCCTATGCGGCATTCCGGGTTTCCGTTCAGCGCTGGCAACTGGATCTGGATGTTCTGGCAGCATCGAGGAAAAACGAAGGGCAGAGCACTCTTTCTCTTGAACAACTGGCGGCAACGCTGTCCGGAGGTATTAATGGCAACGACCACTGAATTACTGGAAGCCCGCTCGGCGCTGCATGACCTGATGACGGGCAAGCGAGTTGCCACGGTGCAAAAAGATGGGCGCCGTGTGGAGTTCACTGCCACGTCGGTGGGTGACCTGAAGCGGTACATTGCGGAGCTGGAATCGTCGTTACTGGTGAGCTCAAAACGTCGACCGCCGGCGGGGGTGAGATTGTGAAGCGATCACCTGTGCTGGTTGATGTGCACGGCGCTCCTCTACGGGAAAGCCTGAGTTACAGCGGAGGGGGTGTCGGGTTTGGCGGGCAAATGGCGGACTGGGTCCCCCCCGCTGAAAGCGTGGATGCGGCGTTACTTCCGTCACTGAGACTGGGTAACGCGCGTGCCGACGATCTGGTTCGTAACAATGGTATTGCGGCGAATGCCGTTGCCCTGCACAAGGATCATATCGTCGGTCACCTTTTCCTCATCAGTTACCGCCCGAACTGGCGGTATCTCGGGATGCGGGAAGCCGCGGCAAAAAGCTTTGTGGATGAAGTGGAATGTGCCTGGACCGAATACTGTGATTCGGTTTTTGGTGAAATAGACATTGAAGGAAAGCGCACTTTTACTGAGTTTATCCGGGAAGGGGTGGGTGTTCATGCTTTCAACGGTGAAGTGTTCGTCCAGCCTGTCTGGGATGCTGAAACCACGCAATTGTTCCGTACCCGTTTTAAAGCCATCAGCCCGAAACGCATTGACACACCAGGTCACGCTCAGGGTAACCGCCAGCTCAGGGCCGGCGTGGAAATCGATAAAAACGGGAAAGCGCTGGCCTATCACGTCAGTGAAGATACATGGCCTTTTTCCGGCACCGGGCGCTGGACGCGGGTACCTAAAACTCTTCCCTCGGGCAGGCCGGCCATGATCCACGTGTTTGAACCGGTGGAGGACGGACAGACCCGTGGGGCCAACCAGTTCTTCAGCGTGATGGAAAGGCTAAAAATGCTGGACACTCTGCAGGCGACACAGCTGCAGTCTGCCATCGTTAAAGCGATGTACGCGGCCACCATTGAGAGTGAACTGGATTCGGAAAAGGCGTTTGAATACATCGCCGCGGCGGATGGGGACAACGGCCCGCTGATGAAGATGCTGTCTCAGTATTCCCGTTACTATCAGGCAAATAATATCAAACTGGGTGGTGTGAAAATTCCTCATCTGTACCCGGGCGATGAGCTTAACCTGCAGACCGCGCAGGATTCTGATAACGGATTTTCCGCGCTGGAGCAGGCGCTGCTTCGCTATATCGCCGCAGGGCTGGGCGTGTCCTACGAACAGCTGTCGCGAGATTATTCGCAGGTCAGCTATTCCAGCGCCCGCGCATCTGCCAACGAGTCGTGGCGGTATTTTCTTGGGCGCCGTAAATTCATTGCCGGGCGGATGGCCACACAGATGTTTGCCTGCTGGCTGGAAGAGGCGCTGGCGCGGGGCATCATTCGCGCACCGCGTACACGTTTTTCTTTCTGGGAGGCGCGCTCAAGCTGGTGCCGTGCGGAATGGATTGGTGCCGGGCGTATGGCCATTGACGGACTGAAAGAGGTGCAGGAGTCGGTCATGCGTATTGAAGCAGGCCTGAGCACGTATGAAAAAGAACTGGCCATCATGGGGGAAGATTACCAGGAGATTTTCCGCCAGCAGGTCAGAGAGTCCGAAGAGCGCAGGCTGGCCGGGTTGTCGAGTCCGGTCTGGATAGCGTCCACGTATCAACAACAAATTCAGGACAGTCGCAAGACAGAGGAGGATAAACGTGCAACGTAATCTCCCGCACATATACAGCCAGGCCACGAACGCCCCACTGTTACTTGAACCCGCCTACGCGCGGGTTTTCTTTTGCGCTCTGGGTAGGGAAGGGGGCGTTAATAACCTGCGGATCCCCCAGAGTGAGGAAAGTCTTGATACCACGGATATGACGCAGGTCACCACGGCCTTTATGTCTGACGGCAAGCGGCAGGCGCGTTTCTATCAGGTGGTTGACGGTATAGCGGTACTGCCCGTCACCGGCAGTCTGGTTCATAAACTCGGTGGTATGCGCCCGTTCTCCGGCATGACGGGTTATGACGGTGTGCTGGGTCGGCTTCAGCAGGCCATCGCCGACCCTGACGTGACCGGAATTTTGCTGGACATCGACAGCCCGGGTGGACAGGCGGCCGGCGCATTTGATTGCGCTGACATGATCCACCGACTGAGGGGGGAAAAGCCCATCTGGGCGCTGGCCAATGATATGGCCTGTTCGGCGGCGATGTTGTTAGCGGCGGCCTGCGATCGACGTCTGGTGACGCAGACATCACGACTGGGGTCGATTGGTGTGGTCATGGCCCATACCAGCTACGCCGGGCAACTGGAGCAGGACGGCGTGGAAATCACGTTGATTTTTTCCGGCGGCCATAAGGTGGATTTAAACCCCTATCAGTCACTACCAGAAGACGTGCGGGCTGACTGCCAGAAACGAATGGATGACGCCAGAACGATGTTTGCTGAAAAGGTCGCGCAATACACGCAACTGTCTTTAGATGACGTGCTGGCAACCGAGGCGGCGGTGTATGACGGCGCTTCGGCTATCAGTGTCGGACTGGCCGATGAAATGGTTAATGCGGCAGATGCCGTGAATGTGATGGCATCCGCTATCAGAAATCCCGAAAAAACCGGAGGAAATATGTCTCAATTATCTGCAGCGGAAGCTGTTACCCAGGAAAACCAGCGTGTTATGGGGATCCTGACCTGCCCTGAGGCAAAAGGGCGCGAGGCGATGGCACAGATGCTGGCCAGCCAGCCGGGGATGAGTCTCGTTCAGGCGCAGGCTATTTTATCCTCAGCGCCACAGCAAACTACTGAAGCGGCGGTAAGTGTGCCAGAGCGCATTATGTCCCTTGATGAAGCTGTCGGTCGGGAACCGCTGGCACAGGCTCTGGCGGCGACGCCGGGCATGACACTGGAGCAGGCGAAATCCTTGCTGGCGCTCTCCCCAAAAGCTGCGTCATTGTCCGACAGTGTCATGGCGCTGGAAGAGGCCTCCGGACGTGAGGAACTGGCACAACAGTTGTCATCGGTGCCCGGTATGACGCTCGAGCAGGCCAAAAGTTTACTGTCGGCTGCGCCTCTTCCTGCCGCCGGAAATAGCGGCGTTGCGGCAGGTTCCTTTGAGCAGTTTATGCAGCAACATTCTCCTGCGCCGGTTCAGGCGGGTGCAGACAGCAGTACCACCACAGAAAGCCAGATGCTCAACATGATGCCCGGTAACTAAGCGAGGATTGTCTGATGTCATTCAAAACCACCACAGAGCAGCGAATCGATCCACGGATTTTTGCCGGAAACGACCCGGCGCATACCGCGACTGGGGCTTGCGCTATCACAACAGCAACGCCAGTGCTGACCCCGCTGATGCTGGATGGCACCACCGGGAGCCTGGTTGCCTGGGACGGAGAAAACGCCGGCACTGCGGTCGGCGTGCTGGCGTTGCCACTTGAAGGCGGCGAAACCACCCTGACGTACTGGAAGAGTGGCACCTTTGCCACGGAAGCCCTTGAGTGGCCGGAAACAGTGGATCCCATTAAAAAGGTGAATGCTTTCGCGGGTAGTGCGATTAGCCACGCGTAATTCTGGCACCAACACGAACACGACAGGCCGCGCTCAGACGCGGCTTTTTTGTACCTGATGAATAAAGGATATTTTTATGGGATTGTTTACCACCCGCCAGCTGCTGGGTTACACCGAGCAGAAAGTTAAGTTTAACCCGCTTTTTCTGACCCTGTTTTTCCGCCGTACCGTGAACTTCCACACTGAAGAGGTCATGCTGGACAAAATCACGGGTAAAACACCTATTGCCGCCTATGTGTCCCCGGTTGTTGAAGGGAAAGTGCTACGCCAGCGTGGCGGTGAAACACGTGTACTGCGTCCCGGCTACGTCAAGCCGAAACATGAGTTTAATTACCAGCAGGCGATTGAACGTCTCCCGGGTGAAGATCCCGCTCAACTGAATGACCCGCTGTATCGCCGCCTGCGTATCCTGACTGACAACCTCAAACAGGAAGAGCACGCCATTGTGCAGGTGGAGGAAATGCAGGCGGTGAATGCGGTTCTCTATGGCAAATATGTGATGGAAGGGGAGCAGTTCGAGAAAATCGAAGTGGACTTTGGTCGCTCGGCTTCCAACAACATTATCCAGGCCCCCGGGGCGACCTGGTCAGAGCAGGATCGTGAGACCTTCGACCCTACCCACGATATTGATATGTACTGCGATCAGTCTTCCGGTCTTATCAATATTGCTGTCATGGACGGCTCGGTGTGGCGTCTCCTGAACGGCTTCAAGATGTTCCGCGAAAAACTGGATACCCGCCGCGGCTCCACCTCCCAGCTGGAAACCGCGCTCAAGGATTTGGGGTCTCTGGTGTCTTTCAAAGGCTACTACGGCGATCTGGCCATCGTGGTGGCGAAAACGGCGTATGTGGACAAAGACGGTACCGAAAAACGCTATCTTCCGGAGGGCACGCTGGTGCTGGGGAACACCGCTTCTGAGGGGATCCGTTGTTATGGTGCGATTCAGGATGCACAGGCGCTTGCTGAAGGTATTGTGTCCGCATCGCGTTACCCGAAGCACTGGATGACTGTGGGAGATCCTGCGCGAGAGTTCACGATGATCCAGTCCGCCCCGCTGATGGTGCTTCCTTCCCCGGATGAATTCGTGGTGGTCACGATCAAGTAACCAGACAGGGGCCGCGAGGCCCTTCTTTCTGCATTTCTGAGGGTAAAACCATGTCAAAAGAAACCGATCTGAAGCGTCTTCAGGAGCTGGCAACTGCGCTCGGACGTACACCTGACCTGTCTGGTAGCGCCGCCGATATCCGACAGCGCGTGGCGGAATGGGAGGAGGAAGCGCTGGCACTCTCCGGAGATGAAGGCGACGGCAGTGATGACAACACCATCGATGGCGAACTTATCACCCGTACAGAAGAGAAACCGGTGGCTTCCGGATGGCGACGGGTTAAGGCGCGGCAGACATTTCACACCCACGCCCGGGAAGCCGACAGCGATCGCCGTAAGGAACTTATTCTCCCGGATGAAGTGGTCCGTGTGCCTGAGGCAGTCCTGGCACGACTGATCGCGGCCGGGTTGGTGGATGAATACTGAGGAGCGCGCGATGTCCGGTTTCGACAATCTCTTCGATGCGGCCATTTCCCGGGCTGACAAAACCATCCGAACCGTGATGGGAGTCACCGTGAAAGTCACTTCCGGGGCGCTTTCAGGTGCGGAATTCACTGGTGTCTTTGATGATCCTTCCGAAGTTGGTTATCCCGGTGCCGGTATCCGGGTGGAAGGCACCAGCCCGTCGGTATTTGTCCAGACCTCACTGGTCAGCCTGTTGCGGCGTCCGGATACGCTTTCCATTAACGGAACGGACTACTGGGTTGACAGAGTCGGCCCGGACGATTGCGGATCCTGTTATCTCTGGCTGGGCACCGGACATCCCCCCGCCGGAAACCGCCGCCGATAGGAGGTTTTATGGGTATTAAGGGGCTGGAGCAAGTTATTGCAAACCTGAACAGCCTTGATCGCAACATGGTGCCTAAGGCCAGCGCCTGGGCAATCAACCGCGTCGCCAGAACGGCCGTTACCGCCGCGACCCGAAAAGTGGCTAACGAAACGGTAGCGGGTGATAACCACGTGAAAGGTCTCCCGGTCAGGCTGGTTAAACAGCGGGTCAGAGTCAGTAAAGCATCCTCTACTGGCCGGATGAACGCCAGGATAAAGGTCAACCGGGGGAACTTACCGGCAATCAAGCTTGGCGCCGCGCAAGTCCGCTTAACCAGAAAGAAAGGGGCGCTTCTGCGGAGAGGCAGTGTCCTGAAAATCGGGAAATATCTTTTCAGGGACGCTTTCATTCAGCAATTAGCCAACGGTCGCTGGCATGTCATGAGGCGTATTGCCGGGAAAAATCGCTACCCCATTGATGTTGTGAAAATCCCACTGTCTGCACCGCTTACCACTGCTTTCGAAGCGGAGAAGAAACGCATGCTTGATGTGGAGATGCCAAAGCAACTGGCCGCTGCGCTCAGGCAACAACTGAGGTTACACCTGAAACGATGAAACATACCGAAATACGCCAGGCCGTGATCGAGGGTCTGGAAAGCGTGATAGGGAACAGCGCCATTTTTTTTGATGGTCGTCCGGCTGTCATTGAGGAAGAAGATTTCCCTGCTGTGGCGGTTTATCTGACGGATGCCGAATACACCGGGGAGGATCTGGATGCGGATACCTGGCAGGCCACTTTACATATCGAAGTTTTCCTTCCTGCTCAGGTACCTGATTCCCAACTTGATGAGTGGATGGAAAACCGTGTTTACCCGGCAATCTCAGGCATCTCCGCGCTGAATGGGCTGATTACCGTGATGGTGCAACAGGGGTATGAATACCAGAGGGATGACAGCCTCGGGCTCTGGAGTTCCGCAGATATGAAATATTCAATTACTTATGACATGTGAGGATTTATGCCAACACCTAATCCACTTGCTCCGGTAAAAGGGGCGGGTACCACACTCTGGCTGTATACCGGCACAGGTAATCCCTATGCTAATCCACTTACCGATGCTGACTGGCAGCGCCTGGCAAAAATTAAGGAACTGACGCCGGGCGAAATGACAGCAGAGTCCTACGATGATACCTACCTTGATGATGAAGATGCAGACTGGACTGCTACCGCGCAGGGGGCAAAATCGGCAGGTGATACATCATTAACGCTGGCCTGGAAACCCGGTGAAGAAGGGCAAAAGTCGCTGGTGGCCTGGTTCGTTGATGGCTCTGTACGGGCGTACAAAATTAAGTACCCGAATGGCACCGTGGATGTGTTCAAAGGCTGGTGCAGTAGCCTGGGTAAAGCCATCCCCGCAAAGGAAGTGATCACCCGTACCGCCAAAATCACCAATACCGGGAAACCGGAACTGGCGGAAGAAAGCGGCAACCAGCCGATTGCAGTGACCGGCATCAAACTCGACAAGGCAACGGCCAGCGTGGTCGTTGGCGCAACCACTACGCTAAATGTCACCTTCCTGCCTGCCAGCGCATCGGAACAGTCTTTCCGGGCGGCGACCTCGGACAGCGCGAAAGCGACCGTGGCCGTGAGTGGCAAATCTCTGATTGTCACCGGCGTGGCGGCTGGTACCGCCGACGCTATTGTCATGAGCAATGACGGTAATTTTGTGGCGACCTGTAAAATCACCGTGACGGCTTCCTGAGGATAACAGTATGTTTTTGAAAAAAGAGCCCTTTGAGTTTAATGGTCAGTCCACCACACTCACCGAACTGTCGGCACTGCAGCGCATTCATTACCTGGACTATCTGGCCGGGGAAGAAAAAGCGCTGGCATCTTCCGACGAAGAGCTGAGTGAACAGGCCATGACGACCCGCCTGATTGGCATGAGTATTCGCAACAGCGCCCGACTGATTTCGTATTCGCTCTGGCACAATGATCCGGAGGGGCCCTCCGAGGATGAACTGTTCCATCAGGTTTTGAGTACGTGGCCTGCTGAGGCTATCGGGAAGGCAGAAATCGCCGTTAAAACGCTGTCGGGAATGCTGGCACCGGTTGCCGAAGAAGCGCCATCCACGGATGAAGATGTTGATGCCACCGCGCTGGGTGATGAACCGGTTACGGCGGAAAAGCCCTAGCCAGTGAGCTTGATTTTGTCCTGAAACTGGCGCGTGAGTTCGGGCGACCCGACTGGCGCGCCATGCTTGCTGGCATGACGTCCTCTGAGCTGGGCGACTGGCATCACTTTTACCGGGAGCGTTATTTTCAGGACGCGCAACTCGATGCGCATTTTTCCAGTCTGCTTTATACCATTTCCACCTTCTTCTGCCCGGATCCGGATATCTCCCCTGCACACTTCAGCCTGTTGTCCCCCTCAACGGAGTCTGCGGCAGAGAATGTACAGGATGATGACGCCATGATGCTGGCCGCAGAAGGAATAACAGGAGGCACCCGCTATGGCCCAGCAGATTAGCGACCTTGTTATTAACCTCGATGTTGACAGCGCCACGTTTACGGAGCAGGTCGCGCGGATTAAGAATCAGCTGTCAGGGCTGGGCGATGAAGCGGAAAAAGTTCAGACTCGCCAGCAACGAGCAGAGGCTGCGCTGGCCACGGCGGCGGCGAATCGCGCTGCCGCGATGTCTGATATGCAGTCCCGCCAGTCAGCGGCAGCGGCAGGGCTTAGTTCGGAAATGCAGCGGGTCAGTGAATCCGTAGAAGAAACGCAGCAGCGCGTGGCGGGGTTCAGCCAGCAACTTCGGGATAATGCTGCCCGGGCTGCCGTACTGGCCCGGCAGCAGGATGCACTGGCGGAGTCGTTCTTTCGTCAGATTGACGGCGTTCGTTCACTGAGTGGGGCCACGGATTCCTTAACGGCGGTTCAGGAGCAGTTCAGGAAGGCGCGCGTGCAGGGGAACATCACGCAGCAGGATTATCTGGCGCTGATATCCCAGACCACGGCCCGGCAGAAGGAATTACAGCGGGCTGAAGAAAAAGCCAGTCAGTCGCGGGCCCGCTTCCTGGAACAGCTTAAATCGCAGGTTGAAGAGCAGGGACTATCCCGCACCGAATTACTGAACCTGAAAGCGGCACAACTCGGTGTGACTGAACAAGCCGCGCCACTGATTGCCCGGTTAAAAGAACAGGATAGCGAATGGAAAAAAGGGACGCTCAGCGCCGGACAGTATCGCCAGGCACTCCGGATGTTACCTGCCCAGTTTACGGATATCGCCACCTCAATTGCCGGCGGAATGCCGCTGTGGATGGTCCTCATGCAGCAGGGAGGCCAAATCAGCGATTCGTTTGGGGGGATCGGCAATATCTTCGAGATCCTCAAAGAGGAACTACTGGGCGTCAAAACTTCTGCTGATGAGTCCGAAGCGTCGCTGTCGGAAAATGCCAATGCCCTTTCTGAGAATGCGGAGCATGCCAAAGGGTTACTGCGCTTTCTTACGCCTGGCCGGATCATCGTTGGCGGTTTTGCCACGGCACTGACCGCGGTATCGGTTGCCGCCTGGCAGGCAGAGCAGGCAAACCGATCGCTGTACCGCGCCATCACGATAACCGGTGGAACGTCGGCAACCACCACGGCTCAGCTGTGGAAAATGGCGGATGAAATAGGGGACAGCACCAACGCCAGCACAGCATCAGTGGCGGAGGTCCTTGCCCGGATCGCCGGGACGGGGAAATACAGCACAGAGCAGTTGCGCATCGTGGCTAAAACCTCGCAGCAATGGTCGCAGGTCATGGAGGATGATGCCGCCAGAATTGAAGCTGCGTTTGGCTCAATCGCCAAAAGTCCGGTCAAAGCGCTGGCTGAACTGAACAAAGAGTACAATTTCCTCAGTGTTGCCCAGTTACGCCATATTGACGAATTAGAGCGTACAAAGGGTAAACAGGCCGCCGTTACTGAGGGGATGAAACTGTTTGCGGACACCATGGGTGAACGCATGCAGCAGATTGATAATGCCAGCACACCTCTGGAGCAGATGTGGGACAACATCAAAAAATGGACGGCGGATGCGTGGCGGTGGGTGGGTGACCATACCATTGGTGCACTGAACCTGATTACTGACGTGGTTGCCGGTACGGTTGAGCAGGTCAGGTATCTACTTAACAGTGGCGATACAGCCATTCGCGAATTTGTGCTCAGTGCACAAAAGGCCGCACAAAAAATACCGGGGATGGGGGATGTTGGTAAGGATGCGATTAAGCAGAACCAGGAATATATTGAAGCCAACAAGAAACAGAATGCGGAATTACTGAAATCCATTGCTGAACGTGACGCCCGGATCCGTCAGGGGGAAATGGGATACGTAACCCGTGCACGGGATGCCAGGGTGGCCGCCGGGCCGGGCCAGCAGGATGCGGTGTCGAAAGCGGCCGATGAGATTGAGAAAAACCGTCGAAAGAAAGGCCAGACGCGTACGTCTGCAGGCGTCAGTGCTGTTGACTCAGCACGGGAAGAACTGCTGGTGTTGCAGGCGCAGTTACGCACACTACAGCTTCATAAAGGACTGAACGACACCATCAGTCAGCAGCGAAAAGACCTCTGGACCACGGAAGCAAAATTTCAGGTTCTGGAAGAAGCCGCCCGGACCCGGTCCCTGACGAAGCAGGAAAAATCCCTGCTGTCGGGTAAGGCGCAGGTTCTGCAACTGGCACGGCAAAAGGCGCTGCTGGGCGATCAGATTGTTGCACAGGAACAGCTGAATAAGCGCATGGATACGGCGCAAAAATACGTCACTCAGATGGCAGAAAAGCAGCAGGCTCTGGTGGGTGGAGCCACCCTCAGTGACCGTATGGCCCAGAGGCAACTGGCAAAAGCCCAGCTCGCTGCCGGCTGGAAAAATGGCGGCGGCTCTCTTGATGATGCCGGATACCGGCAGCAACTTCAGGCTGCGAATAATTATTACGAAGCGGAGGATCAGCTTCGTGGTAACTGGCTGAGTGGCGTGGAAAAGGGGTGGGCTGAATATCAGGACTCGGCGACGAACGTTTATGACGCCATGAAACAGGTTTCACAGTCAACATTCAGCGGGCTGGCCGATCAGCTCACCCAACTGACCACCACCGGCAAAGCGAGCTTTAAGGAGTTCACGTCATCCATACTGAAGATGATTGTTCAGGTCATCAATCAGCTGATCGTGGCCTATACCCTTCAGGCGGCCATGGGGTGGATCAGCGGCGATTCCAGCGCCTCAAAGTCTGGTCAGTCGTTTGCGGTTCCGTCGTATCGCCCACCCAATTATGATGTCGGCGGTTTTACCGGGCATGGTGGTAAGTATGAGCCCGCAGGCGTTGTCCACCGCGGCGAGTTCGTATTCACCAAAGAGGCAACCAGCCGCATCGGCGTGAGCAACCTTTACCGGATGATGCGCGGTTATGCCTCCGGCGGGTATGTCGGCAACGCTGCCAGTCCGGCGAGTGTGTCTCCTGGCGGTGTGATGGTCAACATGGGCGGCGTCTATATCAGTAGCAGCAACGAACAGCAGTCTACGCAGCGGTCAGCAATTGACAGTAACGGGATCCTCAAGCAGCTGAAACCCGCCATCATTAGTGTCGTCAGTGAACAGGCCCAACGGCCCGGCACGCCACTCTGGAAGGCAATAAAAGAAGGGCGTTAATACCAGAAGCCGCTTTGCGGCTTTTTTACTGGCGGAGATAAAGGCTATTTATGACTATTGAAACATTTTCCTGGCGAATTCAGGCCGCCAGTCAGCCAGCGACAACGAGTAAGGATAATATTCGCAAGGCGCAATTTGGCGATGGATATGCGCAGGTTTCAGGGGAGGGAATAAACCCGGAAACCTTAAATTATGCATTTTCATTTACCGGAGATCTGCAAACCGGCCTGGATATTTATAAATTCCTGCGACGGCATAAAACTAAATCCTTTGCCTTTAAACCACCGTATGACGAGTTAGCGCTATGGCGGGTTCAGGCTGACAGCCTGCAAAAAGCCATTCTGAATAGCAAAGTCATGACAGTCACCGCAACATTTGAACAGGCATTCGTACCATGAGTCTTCACGCTGATTATCAAAAACTGGAGCCGGGAGATGAAATCCGGCTTTTCGAAATTGACGGAAGTGCTTTTAATATGGGGGATATTTTATATTTCCACGGATATAACATTCCCCATACTGAAGCGGAAATTTTAGCCGCTGGTGGCGATGAATCAAAATTGTCCGCTAAAAGTATCTGGTGGCAGGGCACCGAATATAAAGCGTGGCCGTGTGAATTAGAGGGGATCGAATCCTCGACTTCAGGAAGCGACGCGCAGCCGACACTGAGGGTGGGCAACATTGATGGTTCGATTTCCGCGTTGTGTTTGCATTATGACGATTTGGCGATGGCCCGGGTCATCATCCATGAGACTCAAAAGCAGTATCTGGATGCGCGAAATTTCCCTGCGGGTAATGCCACCGCGGATCCAACGCAGGAGAAACGGCACCTCTATTTTATCGACACCAAAAGTCTTGAAACCGATGAAACGGTGGAGTTCGCGCTTGATAGCCCGATGGGGTTGCAGGGGAAACTGATCCCTACTCGTCAGTATCATTCGGTTTGTACCTGGTGTATTCGCAATAAATACCGTAGTGGCGATGGTTGCGATTATGTCGGGACAAAGTATTTCGACAAGAATAACAAGCCGGTTGATGATCCATCGAAGGACGTCTGCAACGGAACGCTCACTGCCTGCAAACTGCGTTTTGGCGAGCATAACGAGCTGCCGTTTGGCGGGTTCCCTGGCACGTCGCTGATAAGGAGCTGATATGCGCCAGAAAACGATTGAGGCGATACAGGTTCATGCTGCAGCTGAATACCCGCGTGAGGCTTGCGGCTTGATTGCTCAAAAGGGGCGAGTGGAGCGCTATTTCCCCTGCAGAAATATGGCCAGCGAGTCGAATGATAATTTCGTACTGGCACCGGAGGATTACGCCGCGGTAGAGGACTGGGGAACGATCATCGGCATTGTTCACAGCCATCCTGATGCGACCACGCAACCCAGCGAACTGGATAAGGCACAGTGCGATGCAACGCTGCTCCCGTGGCATATTATCAGCTGGCCGGAGGGGGATTTTCGGACTATCCATCCCCGCGGTGAACTGCCTCTCCTTGAGCGCCCGTTCGTACTTGGCCATTATGATTGCTGGGGGCTGGTAATGAGCTATTTCCGGCAGACTCACGGCATCGAGCTGCACGATTACCGCGTTGATTACCCCTGGTGGGAAAACGACTATCCCGAAAACTTCTACCACGATTGCTGGTATGAATGCGGGTTTCGTGAATTTGATGGTCCACCGCAACCGGGTGATATGGTGATCATGCAGGTGCAGTCGGACAAGTGGAATCATGCCGGGATCCTGCTGGAAGGTAACATGTTGCTTCACCACCTTTATGGCCATCTCAGCCAGCGCGTGCCGTATGGGGGATACTGGTCAGACAGAACGATGAAAATCGTCCGATATCATTCTCTGTGTTAACCTTTTGTCTTCATAAAAGGGGACAAATAATGAAAAAGATAGCTTTAACCTCATTTGTTATCAGTTCAATATTGTTATTGAGTGCATGCAAATCATTGTCAGATATGAGAACGGAGGGGGCTAAAAGCACGTTCTCTTCCAATAAAAATGTACAAGATGTTTCTGAGTGCATTCTCTATGGCTGGCAAGAAAAAAGGTTTTTGACTGGCCCAATGCATGCTTATATTCAACCGCATAAAAATGGGAAAACCGTTTATGTGGATGAATATATATGGGTGGCAGATGTGTTCCCAGGAGTGAATGAAGGCCGTAGTGAGGTTAAATACTACACGCAAAGCAAAGGACGAAATAAGGAAATGCAGGATGTAATCCAGTCTTGCATTTAATTTTAAATATTATCTTGGTGGGCTTATGAAAGAAGTCATGACAACAATAGAGCTTTCAGGAGTGCTTGGTAAAAGGTTCGGTAAAGCACACCAGCGTTTAATCAGTTCATGTCATGAAGCAGGCATAGCCTTGGCGAAAACGATACCAGGCTTTGAAAAATTCATGATTACCAGCGAAGAGCGGGGACTAACCTATGCGGTATTTAAAGGGGAAAAAAACATAGGGGTAGATGACTTAGGTTTTCCAATAACTGGAGAAGTAGTTCGCATTGTACCTGTGGTCATAGGTAGCAAAAAGGCAGGCGTTCTTCAAACTATCCTTGGGGCTGTGATTATTGCTGCCGCTGTCATTATGGGACCTGCTGGAGCCGGGGTTATTGCTTCAAGTACCGCTTGGGGGGTTGGTATCAGCGGTGCGTCTATGATGGCTGGTGGTGTAATTCAGATGCTTTCCCCTCAGCCCGGAGGCCTTGCCCGTAAAGAATCCCCCGACAATAAAGCCAGCTATGCCTTTGGCGGCGTAACCAATACCGCCTCACAGGGTTATCCCGTTGGTTTGCTTTATGGTAAGCGGCGAATCGGCGGCGCGATTATTTCCGCCGGTATCTATGTTGAAGACAAGCAATAAATATATTTAGTAAGTAATACCATCCAATTCAGGCCACCTCGCGGTGGCTTTTTTTATGGACGTAATATGGCAAATAACATCATTAAAGGGCGTAAGGGTGGCAGCTCTAAACAGCGTACGCCCACGGAACAGCCGGACGATTTACAGTCTGTAGCAAAAGCCAAAATTCTTATCGCATTGGGTGAGGGGGAGTTTGCTGGTGGTTTAACCGGGAAAGATATTTATCTCGACGGTACCCCTCTTGAGAATGCCGATGGTTCTCAAAACTTCAGTGGTGTGGCCTGGGAATTCCGACCTGGGACGCAGGCACAAAGTTATATTCAGGGTATTCCAGGTACTGAAAATGAAATTTCGGTAGGGACGGAAGTTTCCAGCCAGACCGCCTGGACCCACACGTTTACGAATACCCAACTTTCTGCCGTTCGCGTCCGCCTGAAATGGCCCTCCCTGATGAAGCAGGAAGATGACGGCGATGTGGTGGGGAATACCGTTAAATACGCCATCGATTTACAGACGGATGGCGGAGCCTGGCAGACCGTACTCGAGACCGCCGTCTCCGGCAAAACTACTTCCGGGTATGAACGTAGCCACCGCATCGATTTACCGCAGGCAGGCAGCACCTGGACGCTGCGTCTTCGCAAGGTATCGCCGGACGCGAACAGCGTGAAAATCGGCGACGTAATGACGCTGCAGAGCTACACCGAGGTTATTGACGCGAAGCTGCGTTACCCACACACCGCGCTGCTGTACATCGAATTCGACTCCAGCCAGTTCAATGGTTCCATCCCGCAAATCTCCTGCGAGCCGCGTGGGCGTGTTATCCGTGTCCCGGATAACTACAACCCGGAAACGCGCGAATATACCGGCACATGGACAGGGGGCTTCAAATGGGCATGGACTGATAACCCGGCATGGATTTATTACGACATTGTTGTCTCTGATCGTTTCGGTCTTGGCGATCGTCTGACCAGCGCGAATATCTCCAAATGGGCGCTCTACCCGATTGCGCAGTATTGTGATCAGTTGGTTCCCGATGGCAGGGGCGGCGATGGCATGGAGCCTCGTTATATCTGCAATGTCTATGTTCAGGAGCGTAACGACGCCTACACCGTACTGCGCGATTTCGCTGCTATTTTCCGGGGGATGACCTGCTGGAGTGGTGAGCAGATTATCGTTCAGGCCGATATGCCGCGTGATGTCGATTTCAACTATACGCGCGCGAATATTCTTGGTAGCCCGCGATATTCCAGCAGCACCAGTAAGGCCCGCTACACCAACGCGCTGGTTTCCTGGTCTGATCCGGATAACGCCTATGCCGATGCGATGGAGCCCGCATTTATCCCGGAACTGGTTTCCCGATACAGTTTTAACCAGCTGGAAGTCACGGCCATTGGTTGTACGCGGCAGAGTGAAGCCCATCGTAAAGGGTTGTGGGGGATCTTGACCAACAATAAGGACCGCATGGTCGAAATTGATGTCGGGCTGGACGGCAGGATCCCGCAGCCAGGTTACATCATTGGGCTGGGCGACGAACGGTTGGCCGGGCGAGTTAATGGTGGTCGTATCAGCGCGGTGAATGGACGCGTAATCACGCTTGATCGTGATATCGATGCAAAAGAGGGCGACCGCCTGCATCTGAACCTGCCATCGGGTATTTCGCAGGCACGGACCATTCAGTCGGTAAACGGTCGTCGGCAGGTGACGGTTACAACGGCATACAGTGAGACACCAGAGGCGGAGTGCGTCTGGATCGTCGAATATACTGACCTGGTGCCGCAACAGTACCGCGTCATTGGTGTAAAGGACAACAATAACGGCACGCTCACCATCACCGGCGTGGCACATGACCCGGATAAATTCCCCCGCATCGATATCGGCGCTATTATCGACCAGCGCCCGGTTAGCGTATTGCCGGCGGGCAACCAGTCACCTCCTGACGATATTGTCATCACATCCCGCTCGGTCGTGAATCAGGGGATCAGCGTCGAAACGATGCAGGTTAACTGGTCAGCTGTCAGCGGCGCTATTGCCTACGAGGCACAGTGGCGCCGTAACGACGGGAACTGGATTAATGTGCCGCGCAGCTCGACCACCTCGTTTGAGGTCAGCGGCATTTATGCCGGTCGTTATCTGGTTCGCGTCCGCGCGATAAATGCGGCGGAGATCTCGAGCGGCTGGGCGTATTCCGAAGAGAAA